AGTGGAATATGATTTCACAGATGAGGACAGAGGAAATTTAGAGCCATTCGGTATCAATCCAATTATCAAGAGAAAAGGAATCGGTGTGGTTATATTCGGTAACCAAACTGCTTATCAACAAGTTAATTCAGCTTTTAACCTACTGCACGTTAGAGATCTTCTTATCAGTATAGAAAGCGATGTTAATACAATTCTTGCTAACTACTTATTTGACTTCAATGACGATTCAATAAGATTAGAAATCAAGACACTTGTTGATAATTACTTAGATGGAGTTAGAGCTGGAGGTGGCATTTATGCTTACCAAACTATAATGGACTCTTCTAATAATACCCCGGCTATCATAGATATGAATATGGGTATTATCGATATCATCGTAGAACCAGCGAGAGGAATACAGAAGTTCATTAACAGAATTACTGTTACAAGAACAGGAGGTATAGCTGCAGGAGGATTTATTCAATTCGTTTAATGAATTGGATCCTTTTTAAAGCTTAAGATAAATATAATAAGATATGGCAGGATTATCACATTATCAAAACTCACTTTCTGCGATAAACAAGTTTGAACCTGTTTATCTCAATCAGTTTGAGGTTACTATTTTACCACCAGCAGCAGTTGCAGGCGGTGAAATATTACTTCAGCACGTTACCAAAGTAAGTGGACTTTCTCTAGACAAAAACCCAGGCATTACAACTCAGAAGTACAAATTTGCTAAAAGAAACTATGCCGGTGCTAAGCCAGAGAATACCTATATGGATTTGAATTTAAGTTTCACAGTCAACCTGAATGATGATAATTCAATGTATGTTTTTAAAACATTAAGACAGTGGAGTGACCTTATTTATAACCCTCTAACCGGTGCAATGGGATTGAAAAGGGATTACACAGGAACTATTGTTATCTCTGTTTTTAACAAATCAGGAGATGTACACAGAAGAGTAACTTGTAGGGACACATACCCATCAAAGCCAATAAATGCCATGAATTTAAATTACGGATCTACCGATATTTTTAAAATCAATGACATGACTTGGGCGGTTGATTACTGGGAGGATCTATTCCTATAAAAATATTAAAGAATAAATGGCAGGTTTACCACATTTTAAGAATTCAAGGGCAGCAATAAACAACTTTGAACCGGTTTATTTAAACCAGTTTGAAGTTTTAATAAACACACCTGCAGGTATAGCGGATGCTAATACCACATTTAAAGGTGAGAGTATACTAACCCAACAAGTGAAATCTATTACTGGATTAGCTGTTGATATATTGCCAAACGATTCAGTTAAACAGACCTACAAATTCGCGGATAGAAGATATGCCGGGGGTGAACCATCAACAAGTGATATGACTCTAACCATGGAGTTTGAAGTTAACCTTAATGATGCTAACTCAATGAGCGTTTATAAGATACTTAGACAGTGGTCAGATCTTATTTATAATCCTTTAACCGGTGCAATGGGAATCAAGAATGACTATGTAGGTTCTATGGTTATTTCAGTTTTTAATAAGAGAGGGGATGTTTTCAGAAGAATTAGAATCCCATCTTGCTTTATAAGTACAGCGATAAATCCAATGGAGCTTGACTATGAAAATGCTTCAATTTACACTTTGTCTACAAGTTGGATATGTGATTACTGGGAAGACACATTCCTATAATTTAAAATATTTTTTTAATCAAAAAGAGGTCATTTTGGCCTCTTTTTTTGTCTTTGGTTATATAATGCATAAAATCATTAAGAATGAGCACCATAAATCTTTCACCTGAGGAAATCCTCAAAAGAAGAGAATTAGAAGGGGGTTTAAGTTACGATGATCCAGTAATGGAGCAATCCCAGATTATCCTAGATACCCCACCCCAGCAGGAGCAGATACAAACTCCAGTTGAGAAAATATCAGAACCTGTTATTCCTAAACCAATTGAGCCTTCTGTTTATCCCGAAGCAGCTCCTGCTTCTTTAGGTAAAGCCCAGAGTTATTCTAGCGGATTAGCTTCAGACGAGGGCTGGAAAAATCTACCAGTTTCTATACTTCCTACCGAGGGTCTTTATTACCCTGATGGAACTAGCATGGCTATCCGTGCGGCCGAAGTTAGGGAGATTAGACACTTCTCTACCATCGACGAAGATGATAGGCTGGATATAGAGGAAAAGCTAAGCTACGTGCTCGATAGGTGTCTAAGAATTGATTTTCCAGGCGAGGGTGTAGTTTCATATAAGGATCTAAAGCAGGAGGATCGCTTCTTTATTGTGATGGCAATCAGGGATCTTACTTTTGTAAAGGGAGAGAACTCCATACTTCTAAAAACAAAGAAAAAATGTAATCAAACTCCTGAGTGTCCTTTTAATAACGGTATAGAGCTTAGAACAGGAGTTTTAAGTGCATATGAAATTGAGGAGAATGTATTAAAGTATTACAATCCACAAACCAGATCTTTTATTTTTACTATTAAGAAAACTGGAAAAAGAGTGGAGATGTTTATTCCTAGTATAGGTGTGTCACAGGCTATAGCTTCTTTCATAAGAGAAGCTGCAATAAAGAGCAAAACAATCGACGAGGGATTTCTACAGATTTCTCCTTTTATCTTTGACGAGTGGAGAACACTCACGTTTGATCAGTTTATCAATAAGATGAGGGAGTGTGATTACTGGACTAAAGAGGAATATAGCGTATATTTTGAACTTTCGGAAAGAATAAAAGTTGGAACTAAAATGGAGGCTAAACAGAATTGCCCTGTGTGCGGTGGAATGGAGGTCACCGCTGATATCACATTTCCCGGAGGGATACGATCTCTTTTCCTTATTTCAGATATCTTTGGACAACTTCTTTGAGATTAAATTTAGACTCTGGAAGGAGCACGGATTAAACCCCGAATGGGTAGAATCTATTCCCTTCTATGAATATCAGATCTGGATAGATAAATTGAATGATCTAATAGAGAAACAAAATGCAGAAGCTCTAGAAACAGATGGTAAGAAGCAGGTCTTCAATTTCACAAAGAATTCCCCGTGAAATATATAAGAAAGAACTAAACACCTAAATGGCAAACGATAACCAAAAACTAACTGCCCAAATGATCGATCTTAACCGTAGCATGGATAAGCTTGCAGGTGAGATCAAAAAGAATACAACCGCCACACAGGAAATTTCCGAATCCCAACAAGATGCAGACAAAGCTAAATCTCAAGATCTTAAATCTTTAATAGACTCTTTAAGCAGTCTAAAAGATTTGAAAGGTCTAACAGACGAGATAAAAAAATTAGATCTTGGAAATCTATCTAAAACATTAGGAGATTTGCCGGGTGCTCTATCTGGACTCACCAAAGGACCTTTATCCTCTTTAATTGGTAAGGGAACTGGTGAAAAAATAGGAAATATTCTCGGCGGAGCAGGAAAGGGTTTTAATGTTGGTAAAATTCTAGGTGGATTTCAGGAAGGCGGAGTTGCTAAAAAAGAGGGGCAGTATGTTGTTGGTGAAAACGGACCTGAAGTTGTAAAGCTTCCAGCGGGAGCTGCAGTTATACCTTTGGATATAAAAGATTTCATTACCGGATTAGCTAAAGTTCCAGAATTGGCAGATCTTGTTAAGAATAAGGAGATTAATTTTTATGGTGATAGAGATGAGGCTTCTATAGTAAAGGGTGACGGCAAGGATTTAAAGAACAGAATATCTCTAGAAAAATTAAAAGACAAATATGAGGATGCTTTAGACGATCAGGAATCTCTAGATAAAGCTAAGCAAGACCCTACTGTTTTAGCAAGTCTTAAAGAGCAGAATAAAATAATAAGGGATCTTATCGGTAAAGGAAATTCTAAAGTCCAAGATTCTATCCAGGCTAATGACTCGGAGTACTATAAAATATGGAACTCTAGTATAAAGTGGATGGATAAAGATCAACTTAAAACCTTTAATTCAATATGGGACAAGGCAATTGCAAGCTTACCTAAAGAAGCAGTTAATGATTTAACAATATCAAGAACCAAACTTTTAGCGTTAGAAAGTTTATCCAAGTTAAATAAGCCTTCTGAATCAAAAGAAACCGCTAAAACTGTAGATCTTGCACCAAAAGCGGAGACAAAGAATGTAGATGCTAAGAAAAAAGAGGCAGGATCGGGTCCAACAGTTGAAGCAAAACCAGAAGTACTTAAGACAGCAACTGAATCAATAAAAGGTGCAGCCACTGAGGGTATCAAGAATAATATACCTAAAATAGGTGATATTTTTTCCGCTGTGGGAGGCGATAGTGCATTAGGAAAAAAAGGGTCTGATATAGTTAAAAAAGCAGGTGGATTACTCAGTAGTGAACTTGGCAAAAATCTAGGCGGAATAGGTGGGGCTGGAAATAAGATAACTGATTTTCTAGGAAAAGGTACAGTACCAGGAGGTACAGAATTTAAGAAAACAATAACCTCATTGGGATCATTTGCGAAAAATCCACAGACTGGTATAGAGAAGAATATAGAAAAATTCACTTCCGATATATCGGGACTTTTGAAATCTAAATCCCCGTTACCTCCTTCTAAAACAGCTGATTCCACATCTGAGCAATCTGGTGGATTAACTCCTGGGGCATCCGAAGGTTCTGTGAAAAAGGATGAATCAGGTAAAGACGAGAAAGGAAAGCCAAAAGACATGCAATCTGAGATAGATGCTATTAAGGGACTCTTAGCTAGGGTAGCTTCCGCATTAGAAGGAACACTTGATGTGTCAATGATGGAAAATCCATTCAGACCTGATTCAAGAAAGGTCTAATCTTATAATAATTTTTTTTAACCGTAGTAATTCTTTATATTTGTTAAAAATATAGAAATGTGGAATAAATCCATCTCCGGATCTTTAAGGCATCCATTAAAAATATTAGAGGACCCCGAATTTTTAGCAATCCCTAATTGGAGCATAATCGAAGATCCTTCTGATCTATTTAGGGTTAACTGGGACTCCGCAGATTCACTAGATCCAAACAATCTCACGATACACTCAGACGAAAAGTCATTAAGAATGGATCTGATCTATTTAAGAATGGCAAAAACATGGGGCGAGAATTCATATTGTAAAAGAATGCAAGTTGGATGCCTGATGGTTAGGGATAAGCTAATCATCTCTGACGGATACAACGGATCACCTTCGGGATTTCCAAATGCCTGTGAGGATGAAGATATGAACACACTCCCGTATGTTCTACATGCTGAAGCCAATGCTATTACTAAACTAGCTAAGAGCACTCAAAGTTCGGATGGAGCAACCCTATATGTAACCCTATCGCCCTGTTTTGAATGCTCTAAATTAATCATACAATCTGGGATCAGAAGGGTAGTATTTTCAGAAGTTTATAGAAAACCTGAATCCCTCCCATTTCTGGCCGAAGCAGGGGTTGAATTAGTAAAAATAAGTAAACCATTATAATTATGATAGAATTAACGCAGGATTTAAAAAGTAAACAAAAGGAGAAGAACATTCAAAAATTAGCAGAGGAGTTCATTTTAACAAGGAGTGATAAATCTTTTAAAATGCTATTTGAGAGATTAAGACCGGGGGTATCAAACCATTGCTTTTTGATTCTGAAAGACCAGGAACTTGCTGAGGATGCCTTTCTTAACACTATGTCTAAGATTTGGAGTAAGATTGATCAATATGATCTAATCAGAGGTAACTTTTCAACTTGGTGTTATAATATAGCTAGGAATGAATCCCTCCTACTTATAAAATCAAGAAAAAGGTATAGTAGCCACCTAGATTCTGATCTAGAGTACCTTTCTTCTAAAAATTCTATAGGTGATCTTGGAGGCCATTATACTTTAGAAGAAGATCCAAATTATGCTTTTTATGGTGAGGAAAACAAGACAGATGCTGTTTACGAGTCTGTTTTAGATGAGATCAGAACCCTTCCTGAGCTATATAGGGATATCATGATAGATCGTGAGATTAATGGGATGAAATACAAGGATATTGCAGAAAAGTATAACATCAAGAAAAGATCAATAGCCACTAGGATAAGAAGAGCTAGAGGGAGAATACGTAAAAAAATGGACAAGAAACAATAATCCTTTCTGGCAGTATAAAAATAAAAGGAGAAATGTTAAGACTTCTTAAAGTTATAAAGGAGATAAGACTTTACCGCGAATATCTTAAAACGGTTAAGCAAAAATCTGAAGAATCCCCGTTTTTCACTAGAATGAATTTACGCGTGGATTGGGTAGGTAGAGTTTATACCGTTGTGAATCTACCCCAACAGGTTATTCAATCTCCGGATCTTCCGAAAGAGGCAAGACCCTCTTTTGTGATGAATGAGATAAAACCAATCAATGAGTATTTTAAATCTCTGAACCTAGAGGAGCTAATGACACTTTCGATGGAGTCAGTTAAGGGTACAAACGATGAATCTTATCTGATCGTTTATCAATATGTTTTTAGGAATCTTACTATTCTTTGGATCCTTAGATTTTTAGGGGAGTTAGCTATTATTATTTTTGCCCTCGTGAAGTGGGGTCATTTTATTTTTTAAATTATGGATCAAAGATTACAGTCGGCAAAATCTGATATAGAGAGGAAATTAGAAGTATTTAAAGATAGAAATTTTACTTTTGATGAGCCTACACACACGTACAGGTACGCTGGTAAAAAATTCGATTCTGTAACAACTTTTATCAAAACCTTTAAAGTTCCTTTTGACAGGGAGTATTGGTCAAGAAAAAAAGCGGATGAAAGAGGTGTAGATCCCTCAGTTATTCTAGAGGAATGGAGTCAGAAGTCAACTAAGGCTATGGGCATAGGGACTAAAGTTCATAAATTTATAGAGGATTATTTAAGCGGGGATAATCCACCGATGCCCGAAGAGTCTGAAGTAAAAGAGAGGGTTGATAAATTCCTAGAATTTCATAATAGGAAATTAAACGTTTTCCATCCGTTAAAATCTGAGCTTAAAGTTTTTTCTAAAAGATGGAGATTATCAGGTACGATAGATCAGCCTTTTTTATTCTGGGACGAAAAAAAGAATCTTCCTTTCCTAGTTATTGGAGATTGGAAAACTAACGGAGAATTTAAAGATGATAATCATCCTAAAGGGAAATATAAAAAACTATTAAGACCTTTTACGCATCTGTATGAGAATAACCATAATGAATATTCAATACAGATTAGTTTATACAGATTGATATTAGAGGAAGAGGCAGGGATAGAAACAGAAAGCGGATTTCTATGCCATATCGGTCCAGACGGACCCCCTAAATTATACCCAACCAAAGATTTAAGAGAACCACTAAGAGCCTATTTGGAAAATAACAGGACAGAATTTGATATTTTTGATATTTCTTAGAAACAATTTCTTTATTATAAACTAAAAATTAAAAAATAAAAATATGTCAACGAGTAAAACTGAAATCGAATCAACGATTGGACCTGGGGGTTCAAATGAAACAGAATTTAAGACAATGGAACAAATGGAGGTTCCCGAAAGTCCATTCCCATCCAATGTTGATGTCAATAAAGTTAATTTATTGGAGGAGCAAATCGCTTCTAAAAAAGAGGAGATAAAAACAAAGGTTTATGCCATAACCATGACAAAGGAAATCTTTGAAAGATATGCAGATTTTATGGAGAATAAAGCTGAATGGGCAGGAACTGAGGCTTTGGGGGTTAGAGAGGTAAATAAGCAGATTCAGAAAATAAAGACAGACGGTGGGGTTAAAAATTCTGTTATCTTCTTGAGCGCTTTACCTCTAGAAGCTAGCCATTATTTTATATCTAAATCAAGAGGAAGCGGTTTGAAGGAAGCTGAAGATTTTTTAAGCATTTATAAGGCGATCGATCAGGCCCTTGGAGATGCTAAAAAGGATGCAACTGCAATAAAGGACTTAGAAAAAGAACTTGCTGCAGCTATGCAAGGAATCGAGCTTGAATAATTCGAAACCCGTCGATATACATTTAGCCAGGACCTCCTGGCTTTTTTATTGCCCCAAAAGCAAAGATATATAAACAAAAAGTAAAAATATGAAAGCTTTAGAAAAAATTAAAAACAATTCTTTAACTATTGTATTGGTCCTTTCCCTGATTCTATTCCTTAGACAATGCGGGATAAACAGGAACCTTGACAAAATGGCCAAGGATTTAAAGGAAATGAACCAGAAAATGGATTCAATCCCAAACACGGTTGAGATTAACAAGATGATTCAAATAGAGGGTCTTAAATCTTCTAAAAGAGTTCTTTACGATTGGAACTCTGTTGTGAGAACAGCAGTTAGACCCGACGATAGAATGAATCAATATGATAAAGAGATTGAATTATTAGAGAAAAAATGAAAAATAAATTAATACATTGGTTTATAATATCTACGTTTGTTAGTCTGTATTTGATCGTTTCGGTCATTTCAACTATCCACGTGATAGAATTTTTCGAGCTATCTAATCCCAAGTGGTTAGCGGTTTCACTTGCTCTAGCATTCGAGGTTGGCGCTGCAGCTTCGCTATCCTCTCTAATTATTATGGAGAAGATGAATAAATTTATGGTGTGGTCTCTATTTATAATACTCACAGCTATGCAGGCTATGGGCAATACATATTATGCGTATACACATTTGACCCATTTTCAATCCTGGATCGAACTTTTTGGTCTGGTTGATGAAGACCTCATTTACCAAAAAAGGATGCTATCTATTATAAGCGGTGCTATACTTCCACTAGTTTCCCTTGGGTTTATCAAATCGCTTGTTGATTATATCAAGCCTAGCAAACCCAGTGATAGCCCATCCGACCCTGAAGTAAAACACGAGACTGATGAGCCTATAGAAGTTAATGAAATACCTACTAGTGAATCTTTATCGGGGAATTCAGAGATGCTAGAAGATGGAAATACTGAGGGATCCGATATGGAGTCCCTGCCGGAGGAGCCACAGCCAGAACCTGAATCAGTTAGCACGAATATACAGGAGCAAGCTACCACGGAGAACATTATTGTAAATGCTAACTCAAATAGAATCGTTAGTCAGGATCCAATCTCTGATTATAGGAGAAGATTAAATGGGTAATAAAAATAATTTGTAAAAATTGGCAGATCAAGACATAACATCGATACCTGATTATGACGGTGGATCCTCCGGCGGAGGTGGATTAGACTTTTCAGGTGGTAGTTCATTCTATCCCTCGTCTCCGATTCAGGGAGCTTCAGGGGCAACATTCACTACAAGATATAGAAACGTTGCATTAACTAGAGATCAATTCTCGATAATAAACGCAACCTTTAAAGATTTTAATGATCCATCTGAGCTCAGATTTATAGGAGACTCCCTGAGAGTCACCAAAAAAGCCGATACTTTAGATTTTCTTAGTTTGGCTGAGTTCTTCCATCCTCTCCAAGATTTTTCCGACTATCAAAAACAAACCTTTGTAATAAGTCCAAGAACAACTGTTAATTTGGATCCTGCGGGGTTTCCTAATACTAATGGCGAGGTCTCTATGATAATTGCCAGAGCCTATTATTTGCCAGAATCTTCTAAGGATCAAAGAATTATTTTCTGGGAGTATGAGGGTTCAGGGAGAAACCCAATGGGACAATTTATGGTTTTAACAGGTGCGGTTAAAAATGGTTATTCGTGGCAGGGGTGGGATTTAAACCCATTCTCAACGGTGGACAATTCAGATCCTGCAAATATTTCCATGGGTGGAATTTTCTTTACCAATCCTGGTGATATGGATGTAAAAATCACAATAATAACAGCGAACTAAAATGGCAACACAACCGATAACATGTCCATATACACAGCCAGCTGGATTTAACTTCTTTAGAGGTAATCTAGTTTTGGATGATGGATCTAAATCTACTCCTCCTATTTACATGGAGCTTTCTGATATTTTAGAGGAGGTTCAGGCTTTCTCTAAGAGCAGATCAAGTATTAGATCTGGACAATGCTATATCTTAACCCAAACCGATATAGGGGATGAGCTAGGCTACGTCTCTTTTATTGCGGTTAAAGCAACATTTCCTGCAGGAACTTTAGAAAGCAAAAAGTATTTAAACTGGACATATCAGGGAAATACTTATACGATGGGGACATTAATGGTTCTGTCTGGCAAAAGACTATCTGCTGTAAGCTCTATTTATGAGGGCTGGCTTCTATCTAAACCGGGAGCATATTCCCAGAATGGTGGCATACTTTTTTGCAATCCACACCTAGATATTGATATAAAATTGGAAATATTGGTGGCTAGGTGATAAAACCATCACATTTTTAAATATATACTAAAAAGTTTCCGTCTCTATTCGGATATATAATGAGATCAAAAAAAATAAAAACTATGGACTTTATAAACCAAGTTAAACAACTAAAAGAGCAAACTAAATCTCCTGAGGTTAGACAAATATGCGAAAACTACCTTAATGGTGGAAGCAATGCTTCTAAAGAAGCTATTACAGATGCAATCAATGAGCATTTTTCTAAGGCTCCTGAGAGTTTGAATGTCCAGAACTACAGGGACGTTATTAAAAATGAAGAGATGCAAACAGCTAAAAGAATGGCTGATTCTTTAATGGAATCATGGGGTTCTACCTCAAAGTCTTCTTTGAATAACTCAGGCTCGTACATTTCTAATGTGAATGATGACAATGCTCAAAGAATGTTAACTGAAAGCATGGAGAGTCTTTCTAACGAGGATCCTACAGCAAAAGCTTTCGTTGAAGCTCAGGGTTTAAATAATATGGGTGTAATGGAAGCAATTTCAACAATTAGAAATTCTTCTATCTACGATCATCCTGGTGTTAAAATAGTTTGTGAAAAATACGCTGGACTTATACAGGCTAAGAGAGTCCCAGAATTTTCTTTGATCAATAATTTCGTAGCAGAGACTGCACCTTTCAAATGGGATACTACCATCGGATCTGTTGTAGAAGAGCTTAGCGAGAAAGCAAGTAAATATTCTAGAGAAATAGAAGTTTCTATAGTTTTAGAAAGAATCAAATCTAGTGGAAGCTATGGATTCTATTCAGAGCTTACAGAGTCATTAAACTCTTGGTTAGTTTCTGAAAACAGATCATCTGGTCTTTTAGCTAAAAATATATCTAAATGGTCTTTTAATCCGGTTGTTAGAAATCTAATTAACTACTTAAATGTTAACGAGGCTAAATCTACTAATAAATTAGAAATCCCTATGAATGCTCAGGGAGAATCTACTGTTTCTAGAGTATACTCTCCAGTATTGGTAGAAAGTGAAAGAACACTATTCGCTATAGGTTCAACAATATTTGAGATGACAGAAGATACTTTTGAAAAAGTTTCTCCTAAGTCTTTTTCTAAAATTCCTGCTGATTATTTACAACTTGTTTCTATAGCAAATGATAAATCTGTTAAAATCAACGAAAGCGGAATATCGGTTAGATTCGGTAAAAAATCAGTTAGATTGATAGAAGAAAACTCAGATATTTCAGTTTATTTGGATAGATCTAAATTGAAATTCAGATCTCTTGGCGAATTAGGAAAATTGCTAAGCTTAGAAACAGGATCTTATCTAGGAGTTAATGAGAGTCAAACTATAAACAATATTATCTCTCTTTACAGAGGATATAACGATATTGTAGAATTAGATTTTGCTAAATCTATAACTTCTAACATCTATGAGGGATTAGGAATTAATCTTATCAAAGCTAACGGTAAAATATATTTACACCGTATAAATGAGGCAATGAGAGAAAATTCTCTATTCCAAGTTAATGGAACACAGGCTGTTAAAGCTGTTAAGGATGTACTAAGATATGACATATCTGAAGGATTAACTGAATTCTTAGAAGGCGAGCAAAAGGTTAAATCTGTAATGGTAAACGATAGAACTAAAGTTCTTGAAAACATTTCAAAGGTTGAATCCGAAATTAACAAATTGGAGACATTAATGGAAAGCAATCCTCTTTACTCTAATTCTAAAGAGATAAAATCAGCTCACTCCCTTTTGAATAACGAACTATCAGTTCTTAAAGAAAAATGGAATCAAATAAATCTAGAATTATCTAAGATAGAATCTGAGCCTCAGGCAGAAGCGGATCTTTTAGAGGATAGCGCATTTAATATCGGATCTTATATCAAAGTAAAGGAATCGGGTGAAACTGGAAAGATCATATCTGTAGATGGAACATCTGGAAGATACACAGTTCTTTTAGATAACGGAAAAACCACAGATTTATTGGTTAATGAAATAGTTGATCTAGAGCAGGCTTTAAATCAAGCATCTGAGGAAAATCCAGAAACGAATGATGCAGATGAAGACGGTCAAGAAGAAATGAAGGAGTCTAACAATTTCAATAAGTCAAATTTAAAAATATCAGAGCAAAAGAAAATATTAAAAACACTTGCTACAAATCATGGATTTGCAAAAGCACCAGGAGAGAATAAAGACGAAATAGAAATGGGAATGGATAGCGTTCATGGCTACAACATTACAATGAATGAAGCTAAAGCAAAGGCAGAAAAACCAGTCTTAGCTAAAGCACCTGGGGATAGCAAACTTAATAAAGGTAAAGAGGGTAATCCAAAAGGATCATTAGAAACTGCTCCTGGAAATGATAAAATGGCTAAAGGAAAAGTAGCGGGAGCGAAAGATCTAGAAGAAGCTCCTGGGGCTAAAGGAAAAACAGACTTTGATGGACACGATGGAGCTGAAAATGGATATGAAATAGGATACAACCTAAGAGAGCAAGAGAATGGCAAATTAGCAGAAGCACCAGAAAACGGGAAGGGAGCTAAAGAAACTAAATCAACATCATCAGCATTAGTATCTAAACAAAATTTAGCTAAAGCACCCGGTAAAGGTAAAGAAGTTGATTTTGAAGCTAATGATGACAATGGATATAATTTGGCCGAATCTGAGGATTTAAAAAAAAACTAAGTCGTAACTTTTACTTTGCACCAAAGGGTGAAAATCAAAATGCGCCAGGCAAAAAGTTCGTAGATTCTCTAGAGGGTAAACTTAGTAAAGCCCCTACAGGTAAAGAAAATAAACCTGAAGATACAGAGGATTCAGAAGGACACGAAGATTCTAAATAATAGCATCATAAAATATAAAGAGAACACAAATTAAGTGTTCTCTTTTTTATTGAAATTTTTTGATGTGTTTGAACTAAAATAGAACAGTAATCTCTAAATAATAAAAAACTTTAATGGCAAAAGACTATGTTAAAAACAGTGACCTCATGGCAGCTGTTGTAGAATCCAAAAAGCAAGGAAAGCTAACCCCTGAAACTATTGCAATGTTTACCCTAATGATACAGGGGATTTCCAAAAAAATGGCCTACAAGGATCCTGATGATAAAGATGACTGCATGGCTTTTGCTATGGAGGATTTGTGCAAGTATTGGGATAGATTCAATCCTGCAAAATCAAATAACCCATTTGCATACTTTACCCAGATTGCAAAGAATGGATTTGCCAAAGGATGGAAAAAACTACATCCACCTAAAAGTCCTAAAACTATTCCGTTTAGCCATATAACTGGAGACGATAACACATACAATGTTTAATGACTGATATCAAAAAAATAAAGCCTAATGGCGAGTATAAATCAGGTTTATATGAGCCCACCAATTCCGATAAGTATATAGGTGATATTCATAACATTATATACAGATCTTCATGGGAGTATAGGTTTTGTATGTATTGCGATAATAATGATTCTATAGTAAAATGGTCATCTGAGCCAATCACGATAAAATATTATAATCCTTTAGATAAGAAAGAACATGATTATCATGTAGATTTTTATATCAAGGTTCAAAACGGTGATGAGTTTCAGGAGTGGATAATAGAGATAAAACCAGAGAAGCAAACTAAAAAGCCTTTATATGAGGGCAATATGACACTATCAAAGCTAAAGTCATACAATAGAAATATGCAGATTTGGATTACAAACCAGGCTAAATTTAAAGCGGCTAGGGAATGGGCAGAAAAAAGAGATTTTAAATTTGGTGTGGTTGATGAGAATTTTTTATTTAAAAGCCGATGAAAAAGTACTCTGAATCTGTTTTAGAATATAAAAATAGTTTTAAAAATACTGCTGACCTAGTTTCTAATACAGATAAAATATTTAAGGAAAAGTACTTCCCACAGGGATCTTCTAATAAAAAATTTACCCCTCCGTTCATACCCGGACAAATCTACTCGTTCTACTACAGCACCGAATCTAAATTAGGAAAGGATCGACTTTTTATAAATAGAAATCCTATAGTTCTTTGCACGGATGTTTTTAAAAACCAAGATTCAGGGACAATTTTAAAGGGGATAGACATAATAACTATACCTCCCGCATATAGAGTTCAGATAATAGCTAAGATTTTTGATAGCTTCTCTAATACAATAGAGAAAAACGATACATCCTATGATAAAGGAGGAAAAATAGAACCTATATTGCTGAAAGATCAATTTCTGGAGAGAGCTTTAGCTGGAACTGGGTATAAGAAATCCCTTTTTGGATTTAAAGCTATTTTTATGGAAAAAATAAAGATTCTGGATCTAGAGGATTGGTATAAACTACCATATCTAAAAGAGTCCTTGATAGAGGGCTTAGATCAGGAGGGGATATATAAGGAATACAAGTCGAAATTAATCGCCTAGAAAATACTAAAATAATTCAAAGAGAAGTAAATGGCAGGTTTTACAGATAGTACCCCGTCGGGTTCACCGGTAGTTCAGAGAATCAGAGATTCCCTGAAAAAACTGAGCACATTCGGGATGAAGTATGATGACATGGTTATCAGAAACTCTCAGGCTGTGGGTGTATCTGAAGCTGCTTTTTTGAATAAGAATAAATCGAATGTTGAGGACGAGACGATGCTTTGGACCCTAGCCAAGCAGGACATCACCACTAAACAATTCATATCTTATTTTGATAAAGATTACAAGGGAAAAAGAGATTACCTTAGGAAATTCTCACTAAATCCAGAGGTTGAATGGGTTCTTGATACAATCTGCGATGAATCTATTTCGTATGATCCGTCTAATTTCTTTGCTTATCCTGATTTCCTTGACCTAACTGATATTAACGAGAAGGTTAAAGACGAGCTTTATGATATCTATAAAAAGCTATATGATATTTGGGGCTTCTGTGACGATATCACTGCATGGCAATACTTCCGCCAGCTCTTGGTTGATGGATTTCTTTGTTTTGAGATCATATACGATAACACAGGAAAGGAAATAATAGGATTCAAGGAATTGGATCCTGTTACAATAATACCTAGCGTTGAAAAGCAAGTAGATGGGTCTTTTTTAAACACATGGATGCAATTCCCCCAAGATCCTAAAAGAAGAAGAATTCTTTATGATCCACAAGTAATCTATATTTCTTATGCTAAGGGTAATGCCATATCAAGAGTAAGCTATGTTGAGAGATTAATTAGACCTTATAATATACTTAGAATAATCGAGCACACTAGGGTTATTTGGTCCGTAATGAATGCTTCCTTTAGGTTAAAGATGACCGTTCCTATAGGAACTAAATCCCAGCAGAAAGGGATGCAGACGCTTGGAGAGCTTATGAGTGTGTACAAGGAGGATATGCAACTTAATGATGACACTGGTGAACTCCTTGTAGATGGAAGACCCAAAATTCAATTTTACAAGAACTATCTAATGCCTTCCGGTGTTAATGGTACCCCTAGAATAGAGCCTATAACCAATGAAGGACCAAATCTGAATGACACTACCCCTTTAAATTACTTCTTCGATAAATTTGTTCAGGAATCAAAAGTACCTTCCTCTAGATTCCATGGACCTGATGGCGGAACATCATCCACATATGCTAATGCTGCAGAGGGATTAGATAAAGAAGAGATTAGATTTTTTAAATTTATATCTAGGCTTAGATCTCTATTTCAAGAGATCCTAACTAAGCCTATGTGGATTCAGATGGTTAAGAAATATCCAAATCTGGAAAAAGACTTTATGTTTAAAAGCCAACTTGGTCTTGATTATTTTTCAGATAATCCATTCCGTGTTAATCAGGAGATGGATATTATAAACAAAAGAAAAGAATCGGTTACCTCTATGCAAGCATTAGTTGGTGATGACGAAAAACCTTTTTTCTCTACTGCTTTTCTTATTGAAAATTTTCTAGGTCTTTCTAATCAGGATATACAGGCAAACAAAGAAGCAATTAAGAGGAAGGAAGAAGAAAAGAAAAAGGAAGAAAAGAAAGCAGGTAAAGAAGGTGGTGAAGAAGGAGGAGAAGCAGCAGGGGGAGGAGTAACATTATAAAAATTAAAAATGGCAGGATTTTTAGACGCATTTAAACCAAACCAGTCCGCTCTTGGAAACATAATCCGGAATATTGGAAAAATTTCTAAGTTTGGGATGGAATATGATGATATGGTTGTGAGAAACTCACAAGCAATCGGAAAAACAGAATCTGCTTTTTTTAATCAGCAAGGAACTGGCTTTACTGAGAATGATGCTTTCTACTGGACTCTTTCATATCAAGACACTAGGGTTAGAAAATACATTGCATACTTTGATAAAGACTATATAGAGAAAAGAAACTTTCTAAGAAAGTTTTCCCTTAATGGTGAAATAGAATTTATACTAGATACCATAACTGATGAATGTATCTCTTATAACGATAGAAACTTCTTTGCCACACCTTCTTTTGCCAACCTTAATGATATAAAGGATAAAGTTAAAAACAAAATTACGGACCACTATAATCGTTTATATAACGTCTTTGGATTTCAGAATGGTGTTTTAGCTTGGCAGTTTTTCAAGCAGTTTTTAGTTGATGGATTTCTTTGCTTTGAGATAATATACGATAACAAGGGTAAGGAGATTATAGGTTTTAAAGAGCTAGATCCAACCTCAGTGCAACCTGCCGTTGAAAAAATCAGCGAGAGCGAATATGCACAATTTTGGATTCAATATCCAAAGAATCCCCAGATGACACGAAAGCTTACCAACGAGCAGATTGTCTATATTTCTTATGCTAAGGGTAATTCAATATCAAGAGTAAGCTACCTGGAAAGACTGGTTAGGTCTTATAACATTCTAAGAATAATGGAGAACTCCAGAGTTATTTGGAATGTGATGAATGCCTCTTATAGGCTTAAATTTGTTATTCCAACCGGTAGTCAATCCCAACAAAAAGCTTTGCAAACGTTGGGACAATTGATGTCTAATTATAAGGAGGAATATTCACTTAATGATAATTCGGGAGAATTAACGGTTAACGGTAAACCTAAAGTCCAATTCTATAAAAATTATCTCTTTCCAGAACAAAACGGACAAGCTCCTGATATATCATCTCTAAATCCTGCAGGTCCTGACTTCAATGTAATGGACAACGTTCTTTACTTCTTCAATAAATTGAAGATGGATTCTAAAATACCTTATGCTAGATTTGCTTCAAGAGGATCAACTCCTGTAAACTATCAAGCAGGGATAGATGCATTAGAAAGAGATGAGGTTAGATTTGAAAAATTCTTAAGAAGACTGAGATCTGTTTTTCAGGAAATCTTAGTTAAACCACTCTATATACAAATGTGTTTAGATTTCCCTGAGCTTTCTAAAGATAGAGCATTCAAGGCAAATCTTGGTCTTAATTTCCATAAAGACAGTGAACTTGAGTCTATGATAGAGCTTGCGAATTATAAAAAGAGAGGAGAATTTATAGCGGGTCTCTTGGAGCTAAAGGTTAAAGTTGGGGAGGAAGAGAAATCTTATTTTGACAATAATTTTTTAATTCAGAGATATCTTGGTCTAAATCCAGAACAGACCAGAATTAACGAGGAGTACAAGAAAAGAGAGGCAAAAGAAGCTGAAAAGGCTGGTGCAGCTGGTGGGGAAGCAGCCGCTGGTGGAGAATCAGCTGCGGGCGGAGAAGCAGCTCCTGCCGCAGGAGAAGCAGCTGCTGGGGGTGGAACAGAAGAAGCTCCTGCCGTATAAAGATTAACATCTAAAATGTATAGTCTTGAATAAAATCTACAAATCCCTCAGAAACTTCGGGGGTAAAAAATTTAAACAGTTTAAAGACATAAAGATCTTAGTGATAGGCGATGTTATGCTAGATCATTATGTCTATGGATCTGTAACAAGAATATCACCAGAGGCTCCGGTTCCTGTTGTTTTAAAGAGTGATGACAAATTTTATCTAGGAGGAGCAGGTAACGTGTTCTCTAATATAATATCACTTGGTGGAGATTCCAATTTATTATCTGTAGTTGGGGAGGATTCTAACGGAGAGACGATTCATTCTCTTATTAAAAATCAGATTAGCGATAAACGAGATTTACTTTTCAGAACAACAACTAGAAAAACAACTACAAAAACGAGAATTATGTCGGGTCATCATCAGATGCTTAGAATAGATGATGAAACCACAGATCCAATAGAATGTGAAATTGAATCTGGTGTAATATCCGAAATAGATGCTATCATATCCCAATATGACTGTGTTATTCTTGAGGATTACAATAAAGGATTTTTAACCCCTTTAGTTATAAAGCACGCAATAGAAAAATGTAGGTCACTTTCAATCCCTGTTATAGTTGATCCTAAAAAGAATAATATAGAATACTATGCTGGGGCAACTATAATAAAACCCAATTTTTCTGAGTTCTGTTCTTTAGTTCAAAAGAGCATAGATCCTTCTGATTTTAAATCAATAACAAAATGTGCGAATGAATTTAGAAAAAAATTCAATATCGAAGCCCTTGTAATCACAATGTCTGAAAATGGAATATATTTTTCAAGCGATGATATTGACATGCATAGCGAAGGTTTTAAGATTAATGTATCCGATGTATCGGGTGCAGGAGATACTGTTTTAGCAATACTTTCTCTTTGTTATACAGCTAACACACCAATAGAGAGTATGCTTGAAATCTGTAATCTTGCAGGTTCTATAGCTTGCAGTAAAATAGGTGCGGTCTCTGTCACTTTAGATGAAATTATAAATCATCCTGTTATGGTCGAAAAAACAAATCCGATAAAAAGATTTATAACCTATTGATTTTTAATCTCCGTATTTTTTGTTTATCTTTGTAAAAATAAAGATAAATGATTCAAGAAATTAAAATCCTAAAAAAACTAGAAGATCTAACGGGAGAAGGGTCTCAAAAATCAAAACAGAATCTAATCAAAGATTCTCTAACTCCGTGCATGGAGTATATCCTTGATATTTGTTTTAATCCCTTCGTTACAACAAAACTCCACAAAATAAATTTCAAAGAATCTCCGGATCCCCAAAATCCTGATCTTTGGAAGGACTTCCAAAATTTAATTGAAGATTTAAAAAAAGCCCCAGCAGCAAATGATTTTTTGAGAGGAAGAGGGGAGAAGCTTATCTCAAGCCGTTTATCGGAAGATACTGCAGAGGATACTGAGCTAAGGAAATTTTTAATGAAAATCCTGACCAAGAGAATGAATATCGGAATAGGAGCAAAATTAATTAATAAAGCAATAGGTAAAGAATTGATCCCCGATCCGTCTTTAATGCTTGCAACAGATGACCATGAGACTATAGAGAAATGGAATAAAATCTACTGCGAGGAAAAATATGACGGAGTGAGGGTGATAGCTCTTTATAAAAACGGAGAATTCTCATACTTTACAAGAGCTTTCAATGAATTGGATGCAACTTGCTTCCCAAAAATTACCTTCGACCTTAAGACATGCATGATTAACAGCGGATTAAAAGGTGATTGGTTTTTTGATGGTGAATTAACCGATCTAAACCGTAAATCAGTAAGCGGAAAGGTTACCCAGATCTTAAAAGGTAAAGTTGATGAGAAGATAGAATCAGGAATGCTATTTAATGTTTTTGATTTCGAGGAAGCCGCTACCTTAGATAGAGGTGTTGGTGTTCTTGATTATGTAACAAGAAGACACACATTGGAAAAAGTGCTAAGTCCAATATCAGCAGATTCACCGGTTAAGCTTGCTCAAATGTGGGAACTTTCAGATGCTTCTGAGGTTCCAAGCATATACAAGAAATTAGTAGAAGTGGGCGGGGAAGGAGTTATATGTAAAGATAATGCTTTCTATGAGTGTAAAAGATCTAAATCTTGGGTTAAGTTTAAAGAGGTTAGCGATTGTGATTTGGAAATAGTTGGATGGTACCCGGGTGAGGGTAAGAGGGAAGGCTTTATAGGGGGTTTTATCTGCACAGATTCTTCTAAAACTCTTAATGTAAAGATTGGTGCTGGTTTTAGTGATAATGACTTAAAAACATTAAGTGCAGATCCTAACTCACACATAGGAAAAATAGCTGCAATACAGTATAATGTACCAATTACGGACAAACACGGGAACAGATCGCTATTTTTACCTAGATTTATAGAGGTAAGAAATGATAAGGATTCAGCGGACGATCTTTCCAAATTATTTTAAGAAACAACCTTTAAAAATATCTCTAAAAGCTATTATGATACAAGAATTATTAACGGAAAAGCTAAGACCAAAAGAGCTAAAACATATGATACTCCCCTCCAGGATATCTAAGCTATTTGAATCTGGATTAAACCATAATGTTTTATTAAGTGGATCTCCAGGTTGTGGAAAAACAACACTTGCTAAAATCCTAGCATCCCCATTTCCCCATATTTTCATAAATGTTTCGGATGAGAGCTCGGTTGAAACCATTAGGGTGAAAATAAATGATTTCTGTTCAACGATATCAGTTTTGGACGGGAAATCTTCTAAGAAGATTGTGGTTCTGGATGAGTTTGACGGTGCTTCCGATCAGTTTTATAAAGCATTACGTGGAACCATAGAGAAATTTGCTGGAAATGCTAGATTCATTGCAACATGTAATTACATCAATAAAGTTCCGGACGCTATACAAAGCAGATTCGAGGTTATAGATTTCAATCCTGTTAGTTCAGATGAAGAGGATTCTTTAAAGACAGAATGGAATAAGAGGGTTAATCTTATTTTAACAAAACTGAATATCCAGATTAACGAGGAAGCGTTAAATGAATTTCAAAAAGCATATTATCCAGATTTTAGATCCGCCCTGAATAAAATACAAACCTGGATGATAGAGGGTGTTCAGCTAGTTGATTCTAATAAAATAAAAGAGCTTGGATGGTCTTATGAATCTCTCTATAATTTAATTACCACCTCGAAAGATCCTGTTAAAAACTACGAAGAAATTGCGGGGGAATATCAGGGTAAGGTTGACGAAGTTATGTCAGCTCTGGGCGATGAGTTTATTAAATGGATTATAAAGAATAAACCTGAACTAAAAAAGATAATTCCCGGTACTATAGTTCTCGTTGCTGACCACCAGTCTCAAAGAACCCAAGTTATAGATCCAATGGTATCTTTGCTTTCTTTAGTTTTTCAAATTCAAAAAATGATCGAATAGTATAATGTCAGCAAATTACAAAAGAATAATATTAATGGGGAAGGGTGGATCTGGCAAGGATTTTTTAAGAAAATCTATGGTTAAATCCGGATTTAGATATTGTGCTTCCCACACAACACGTCCTATGAGAGCAGGGGAGATAAATGGGGAGGATTATTATTTTGTTAACGGCAAGGAGATCTTTATGGATGATTTCAAGGAGCACGTTTATTTTAATGGCTGGTTTTACGGAACATCAAAGGATGAGTTTAATAAGTCTAATTTATTTATAATGACACCGTCGGGAATTAAAAAATTAGATACGAGAGACAGAAGAGAGTCTTTTGTTGTTTATCTTGATATAGACGAGGAGACAAGGAGATCCAGATTGAGCGAAAGAAGGGATGCTGATGATGTGGAGAGAAGATTATCTGCTGATGATTTGGATTTTTCTGATTTTTATGGCTATGATGTTAAAATTACAGACCCTAATTTTAAAACAGAGTACGATTGGACAGATTTAAATTTCATAAAAAATGATTAATATACTAATTGATGGTAATTACATTTTCCATAAAACATTCGGGATTTTTGCAGGATATGGGAATGTCGATCCGGGGAAGATCTTAAGGGAAAAAAAAGATCAATCCGCTTTTGTTCGTAAGATCACAACAGATCTATGCTCTTCTTTAAAAATGTTACCTACTGGCGGAAGATTAATATTTACGTCAGATAGCAGAAGTTGGAGAAAGGAGGTTGAAATAGAGAATGGCGGATATAAATCAGGAAGAGTTAAGGATGAGAATGTTGACTGGTCAATATTTTTCGAACTACTCCAATCTTTGGGACATCATTTGGAAAAAATGGGATTTATTTTTTCAAAAGTGGAGGGAGCAGAGGGAGATGATTTACTTCTTTTTTGGTCTGAAAAATTTAATAAAAATAGAGAAAGCTGTATTATAATAACAGGGGATAAAGACCTTCACCAATTAGCTAGAATCGAAAATGGAGCATGGACAGGAATTTGGAGCAGTAATTCTAAAAAAAATATATTGACAGTTCCCGATAATTGGTCTTCTGAGTGGATGAATGAACCGGAGGAGGTTAGCATATTTAATATGGGTTTTTCAATTTCTCCAGAGAAGGAAAAACTGAAATCGTTTTTGAAGAAAGTTGAGATTGAGCCGATTGACAGCAGACCTTTCTTATTCAAAAAGATATTAATAGGGGATAAGGGAGATTCAGTCCCTAGCGTTTGGGAATTTGAATCAGCTGGGAAAATAAACAGATTCACAGAGAAGAAAGCAGAAACTGTATATGAGCATTTTTTAAATACCGAATGGAAAGATATGTCATTTTCAGACCTCATAAAGAACGATGGTTTTTTAAATTGGATTAGTAGTTTGATTTTAAAGATCGCTAAAGGGGTGGATAGCTCTGAAAATAGAGTAAAAGCAAAATCTAATCTTTTAAGAAATTTTAAGCTTATGTGGTTAGATCCCGAGGTTATTCCAGATGGGATTAGAAGAAATTGCTATTCTGAAATCGATAGAGGATTTAAACTTGAAAGAAAATCAATTACCCTCGATAGAATAAAAATATTAGAAGGAACAGAATGGATAACCCAGGGATACCACCCAAAAGGAATGGATCCATTTGAAAATTTATTAGGATAATATGCAACTTTTCGATATACTAAAACTTTTATTTTCCAATAAGCAGAAGGATTGGGATTCTGTGGGTAATAATGATAAGAACAGGAATTTCTTCATGATTAATAGGATTATGAGCATCCAGTTTCCAGTTCAGGCCAATCAATTTAATAAATTGAAAGTTACTCCAACCCCAGTTATTGATTGGTGGCGCGATACCCTCTCTCACAGATTTAATCGACCCCCTAAGTGGCTTTATACGAAAGCCAATAAAAAAAGCAAAGATGAAAAGAAGGAAACTAAGGATTTGGAAGAAATAGAAAATTTCATAAGAGATAAATATAGAGTCTCGAAAAGGGATCTCTCCGATTTAAAAAAATTCTATCCCGAAAAATACCTATCCTGGGTTAGCGATGTTTCTGAACAGATAGGTATAAAAACTAAGAATATATAGTAAATGGAAAAGAAAAATACCAAACTAATAGACAAAGTAATCTCAGGGCTGGACTGGGATTCTATATTTGAAGTTAATAAATGCTTCAAGATAGGAGTGGGTGAGGGTACAACTGCTATTGCGGGGGTGAAGAGGAAAGTTTTCAGTGACGAGTTAACCAAAGCTGATATAAAATCTGAATTGAAAGCCCTGCTTAAATATGTTATAGAGAACGATCTTGCTGAGTTATATTATGGTACTTGGATGATTTTTTGGGTTAATTCAGAGTGGATAGAGATCGAAACAGATTCGGATGACCCTGAGAATGATCCCGATAAGGAGGTTCAAATTTCATTAGAAATAGATTCTACATTAGAGGTAATCTACTCGCCCCAAAGAATATGTGTTGTCGGAGGTGCAGGTAGTAATCCAAAAGATTCAAATAGTGCTAACGAAGACTCTGACATTAATCGTCTAGAATCTATGCTCAAAAAAGCACTAGACTCGGAAAAATACGAGTTAGCATCAAAAATAAGAGATATCCTCCGTCTACAAAAAGGGGACCCCTCAGAGGATAAATAGATCGATGAAGCACATTAAAACCCTAAACGAGTATTTTGACACTGGCATCTTCGGTGATACCTATGGATACGGAGGAGCCAATGGCGTCCTTAAAATAAACTACAAGCCTTTTAGTGACCTATCGGTTTCTGTGGGACAAGACCCTAATCTAGAAACAACCGTAAAGGGATCAGAGTTTCAATTAGGAGATGTTGTTATAGCTGCCCCTTTAGATTCTAAAGAAAAAGTAATCGGTGTCGTTGTTAGAGCTTTTAGAGAGCCAGACAATAAGCAGTATAGATATTTTATTCAAGTTTACAATAAAGGAAAGAAAACAGAGAGGGTTATAGAGGTTAAAGGCGACTCTATTGAATTTGCAGAGGGTGGAGATCATGGAAACATGGAAACAAAAGCTAAAGCTAAATTCAATCAAACCCCTGATGATTCTTATAATTCTAAGACAGTTTACAACGCTTCAGAACTTGGCCTAGAAACAACAGGAGGCTAATACCTCGGAACATTTTATTCCTTGAAGCTAAAATAAAAAAAGGAATAATGCTTTTCGGTCACAATCCCCCAGAAATAACGTATTTAGGACTACCCAATGAGGTGGTTTCAAAAGGAAAGATCGAGATTAATTCCTATATTGATCTTATCACTATTTTTGTGGATACCTGCAAATTTAATTTACCCTTAGATATAAAGACAGTTTGTATAGACACTTCAGAACTGACATTCACCCCTAATTTTTTTAAAACTAAGATAGAAGAAGAATCTCCTGAAGCATCTAGTTTGATTTATGAAGCAAATCAAATGATAGCTAAAAACGGAATTAGAATTTGTGTCTTTATAGGAAAGGATTATTTTTTAGGTAGCCAATTAGAGGATGTAAAAAATTCATCGGTCTCGCTTCTCGATTCTATTTCGGGAGTTCTAGATGCTCTTGGAATTAATTATCCTTCTATTATGGTGAGAATTGGATCGGCATATGGAAACAGAAAGAACACAATGTCTGAATTTTGTAAAAGACTTAAACTTCTTGACCCTTCTACTGTTTCTAAATTGTGTGTTGTTAACGACGATAAACCTAGCTTATTTTCTATTACAGATCTTTTAACCGGTGTTTATTATAAATCTGGGATTCCTATATCTTTTAGATTACTTCCTCATCAATTTAACGATGGTGGTTTATCAATTAGAGAAGCCTTATTTCTGTCTTGTTCTAGCTGGACTAATGGTAAAAAGCCTATATTTTTCTATTCAGAATCTAAAGAATATGATCCAAATGGTATACCCTTGACCTCACAGCCCTCTGATTATCTAACCAGAAGGATACCAACATTTGGCTTATATGCTGACGTTGTTATAGAATCTCCATGCAAAGAAGACGTTTGTCTTAAATATCGGATGGATTATAAATCTCTTCCCCCTATAGTGATAAACAGAATAGGTCAGAAGTAATTTTTTTATTCCGTAATTTTATTTTATTTTTATAAAAAATTAAGAATGTTTAATAAAGAAGAAGTACAGAAGTATTTATATTTTGATGTGGAAACTGCTTGTTCTTACCGCTCTCTTTCAGAGTTAAAGGCAGCTGATGAAAGATTATATCACTTGTGGAAGAAAAGGGAGCTTTACTATAAGGGTGCTTACGAAGAAATGAAAAGCGCATCGGAGGATGAGATCTATTTAGCTAAAGCTGGTCTGGAGCCAGAATTTTCAAGAATAGTTTGCGTTTCATTTGGTTCTTTTACTGAATCGGGAGAAAAAAGATTTATCTCTTTTTACGGTGATGACGAATCTGATATCTTAAACAAATCATTCAAAGTTTTATCTAATGCTGCTTCGAAGAACTGGAAACTTTGTGGCCATAACATAAAAGGATTTGATGTCCCTTGCTTAGGTAAAAGAATGATCTATAATGGCATATCACTACCTTCAAATCTAAATATTTGGAACAAAAAACCATGGGATCTCCCATATATGGACACATCTGAAATATTTGCTTTTGGTAGTTGGATTCAACAAAAATATCTAAGTCTTGATCTTTTATCCTGCTCCCTTGGTATACAATCTCCCAAGGAGAGTATGGATGGATCATTAGTTACCTCGGCTTATTGGGATAATAAAGATTATGATGGGATAAAAGAATATTGTGAAGCTGATGTCGATACGGTGATGTCTATTATGTCTAAAATGTGTTTTAGTAGCTAATTAACAAGTTCTAACAATATAACTAAAGCTTTTCTTTGATATATAAAGAAAAGCTTTTTTTGTGGGCATAGTTTTACCTTATTCTGAGTATTTTAACCCGAGTCAGCCTTTAAATGAGGCCCAAATAGGACCTTTCTATAACGAGGAGCTATCTCCAATTTTCTGGACTAAGAAAATAAAAGACGGCAAGGAAACGTGGGTTTTTGATGAGAGAGTGAGAAAGAAGCTTCTCAGAATAGCTGATGACTTCTTTTCCAAGTTTGATGATATACTGAAGGAAAAAAATCTGATTGACGTTCAGCTCACAGGTTCTCTAGCTAATTTCAACTATACCCCATTATCAGATCTTGATGTCCATTTAATAGTTAATCTTGATGGTGTGGATGACGACAACCCTAAGATTCTTAAAAGTGCTTTGGACGGTATAAGATTCATCTGGAATCTGAGACACAATATAAGAATAAGGGGATATGACGTTGAGCTTTATATACAAGACAGAAAAGAACCACATTCAGCTTCTGGTCTATTCTCCCTGATGAACAACGAATGGATAAAATCTCCAGTCTTCGATCCTCCTGAAATTGATGAGAATGACGTGAATAAAAAAGCAGAGTCTCTATCATACGAAATAGAAGAACTTCACACTAGGTTATTAACATCAAGTCTTCCATCGAATGCTAAAGCCCTGTATAAAAGGTGTGTCTCCTTAAAGGAGAAGATCCAAAAAATGAGAAAGGAATCCCTATCAAAAGGTGGTGAATTCTCTGTTGGTAATCTTGCCTTTAAAAAGCTTAGAAATGAAGGATATATAGAAAAGCTGATAGATACAGCTTCTGAATCTTACGATAAAATTTATAACGAACAATAAGATATGCTAGTATTATACCCAACCGCCGGAGATTATAAAAAAGGTGGTGAGATACCTATAATCACACTACCCACCTCATTACCAGGGGGTAAGAATGTTGAGTTGAATGATTTTCAATGGTGGGCTTACTCTAAAGATTTCGATCAATGGCTAAAGGCAAATCCTAGAAGCTGGCAAGCCGAATCTGTTGATTATTCTAAATTTCCTGACTGGGTTCAGCTTTTAAAGGAGAGCCAAAATTCAAGACTTCTTGGATCACTTAAGTCTAAGGGAAGGGTTTCCAGTTTTAATGATTATCTTAACGAGGAAACAAAACAGGGGGATGATCCTAATCACTTAGGAGCGGATGCCCTTAAGCTTCACTATGCATATCAGAAATTAATTGCGGATAAGAAGATAGCGGAGGAGTTTAAGGTTAGTGTTGCTAACGAGGGAGATGACAAAGCTATATTCACAGTAATAAAAGATCCTAAAACCGGAAACGATTTAGACCCCAGCCTTTATGCTTTAAGGTTAAAATCGGTATCCACTCCAGAAAGTGCAAAGGTTAGAATTTTCACTATTGATGAGACATTGCCTGGCGGTAATCTTCCAGATAACGCAAACGGAGAGTCTCTTTTTAAATCAATGGCAGAGACAGGAGCTCAGGTCCTTAAATATGGAGCAGCTGGAGCAGCAGTATGGGGTGGACTTAAAGCAGTGGAGTATGTAGGAGGAGGTATTTTTGCTCTTAGAACACTTAACAAAACTGTTAAAGGTTTTATGACAAGAGGCGCTGCTAATCAGATCGCAAAGAAAGTGACTGTTAGCGGATTTGGTGGTTCAACTGAAGAAGTTGTAGCAGCAGAATCTGGAATTTTCAGTAAACTTCTGGCTAGTCCGACCGGTGTTTTTGTTAAAAGCGCAATTGGATGGCCTTATTATGTGGGCAAAGGACTTTATATGGGGGTTAAAGCTGCTACCTTTGCAGGTGAGGCTGCCGAGGGAGCTAGTATATTCTCAAGATTCTCCGGAGGATTTGCTGGCGCTTTAGAGGGAACCAATCCTATAGGTATTATTATAGGTGCAGTTACTTCCATTGAGAAATTATGGAATTGGTTTAGCAGCAATCAAGCACCAAGATTGGGAGAGGTTGATTCTTTCGCTTTTGGAAACTTCAGACCCAAAGATATAAAAATAGGTATTCCCATAACAGTATGCTGGACTCAGGAAGCTGGCGGTGTATGGGGGGTTTTAAGTTTTGTTGGACTGAGCAATGACACAAGAACCACGATGGAGATAATGAAAATTGCGGACGAAGGTGGCAATAGCCTTTTTATACTACTCCAGGTAAATTCTAAACAAATGCAGAAAGAACTTCAGGATCACGAGCTGACCCTAATATCTTTTGCTGATAGCGAGAATTTCGAGAGAGGATTTTTTGATAATGATGATCTTGAGCTAACAATGCAATCTATAGACCATTTGGATAAGCTCGGAGCTGTTTATGGCTTCAAAGGAATGTGCGATTGGAATGAACTCGTAACTGCATACCAGGCATCTTCTAGTCAATATTTAGTTACTGACGATGCTGCTCCTAAAACTTATGATTTCCATTTTACAGATTCTGAGGATAATGTTATCAACGTTTCAGGTAATATAGTTACGTCAGAGGATCTTGCTAAGTTTAGCGATTCGGATATGGAGGACATTTTTCACATGAAGGATGTTAAATCTGCTTTTACCCCATCTAAGGCTTCTTCGGATGGCGGGGGGACAGAAGTTGCTGACTCTGATGTTGATGTTTCTACAGAATTAACAGGTGCTGGTGTTAGTGAATCCCATAATTTTAAATTCTCAGGTAATCTTCTTGAGGGTGGATCTATAGTTTCTTTTGATTCGTTTAACTCTATTAATGAGGAAGACGTTGATGCTACCATTAAATCCTCTAATGCTGAACTTGCTCCAAAAGCATCGACGGAAGCCGAAAATTCGAAGGAGATAGAATTAAGCCCAGAGCAGAAAAGCGGACCTGCTAAAATAGCGGTCTATTTGGTTCAGAGCAAGGAATACGCAGATTCTAAACTCAGAGGAAAATTTTCAACAGGTAAATTTACTAATTTTACTGTTCCAACTGTTGCTTATACTGCAGAGCCTGAAACCCCAATCGATGTTCAGCCTAACACAGTAGAACAGCTAGATAATGCTAAAGCTGGAATCTTCACATTCAAGGAAGAACAGGATGCCCCAGTGGTAGATAAACCAAAAGAGGAGCCAAAGAAGGATGACGATACAGACAAAAAAGAGACTGGTAAAGACGATAAAACAGACAAAAAAGAGATTGATAAGGACTACTACGTTTCTGTTAAACCTGATGACGTAAACATTAAGAATAAAAGGCATTCCACAAATATTATAGATAATTCAGAGGAGGGTGGTGTTAATCTTTTTGATAAGTTTTTAACCAATGTTCAAAAGGAGACCCTAAAAATAGAGAATTGGAAGTCTATCACATCTGCAAAAGCCTTCTATGATAACAAGGGGGATGTAATAGAGGTTAAGCTAATGAACAGATATGCACCATGGGGTGATAGGAAAAGACGCTATAAAGTGACCGACGGAGAGTCTTTCCAGGTGGCTAAACAGTTCATAGAAGACACTAAAGACAGGATAAAATACGAGTAAAACTAAAAAAATAAAAAATCTTTTCGATATATAAGAAATAGATAAAACTATTAAAGAAAAATGCCAAGTAATTTACAGAATACTACCCTTAACGAGCAAATGGTTTTCATCCTAGAAAAGCAAGACTTTGTTTTAGAATCAAAGAAGAGCGACAATGGAAACTATATCCTAGAGGGTATAGCTGCTGTCTTCGGTAAAGAGAACAACAATCACAGAATCTATGAGGAAGCAGAATATCTTCCGCATCTTGATTATCTGAAAGATAAGATCTCTCAAAACAGACTTTTAGGTGAATTAGATCACCCTGAGAAATTTGATGTTTCACTTAAGAACATCTCTCACATGATTACCGATCTAAACTACGATAAGTCAGGAAGAAAGCTAGGTATAAAGGTTCAGATCTTAGATACCCCAGCAGGTCAAATAGCTAAAAATCTAATCGACGCTGGAATTCCACTTTCTATATCTTCAAGAGCAGCTGGATCTGTGGGATCAGACAAGAAGGTACAGATCAAAAAAATCTTTACCTATGATCTAGTAGCTGATCCTGGATTTCAGGATGCTCAGCTTAAAAGAGTCTATGAGTCTGCAGGTTTCACCGAAGAAGAATTCACAATCTATAAGAATAACAGCGTAACAAGCGGTCTTGAGTGTGTAAATGAATCATTTGGTTTAGAAAATGAATCTTCACTGAAGATATATAAGATAGAAAACAACGAAGAGTTTAACAACATCATAAACAAAAACGACAACAAAAATAAGAAATTCCTTATGGAGAATAAAGAATTTGTTACTTCAGACGAGCTTAATCAATATTCCATCTTCTTGAAGAAAGAGATGGATGCTATGAGAGCTGCAATCACAGAAGTCAAAGAAGAAAAAGCCGCATTAAGTGAGTCTAATGAAATTTCAAGCTCATATTCTGCAAAGCTAGAAGAAAGAGTTGCTAAGTTAGAGAAATACACAGAGTATCTAGCTGAGAATCTTGAAAACAGTATCTCTTATGGAGAATACTTAGCAGAGAATTTAGATCAAAGCATCAGCTACAGTAAATACTTAGCTGAGAACCTTGATAAGAACATCTCTTACTCTAAGTACATAGCAGAGAACGTTGACAAGTCAATCTCTTATTCTGAGTATGTAGCAGAGAGCGTAGATAAGAATATCGAATACTCTAAGTATCTAGCTGAGAAATTGGATGACAATATCCAATATTCAGAATACATAGCTGAAAACTTAGACAAAGGTATTTCTTATGCTGAGTATCTTGGTGAGAACCTAGATAAAGGAATTGCTTACACTGAATATGTTGCCGAAAAACTAAATGATGGTATTGAATATACAGAATATGTTGCTGAAAGCCTAAATAAAGGAATTGAATATTCTGACTACTTAGCAGAAAGCATCAATAAAGGTATAGACTACTCTGAATATCTTGCAGAGAAATTAACAAGATCAATTTCTTACAGCGAATATATAGCAGAGTCTATGCAATCGAAATTAACAAACTCAAATCCAGCGAAAGAAGAATCATTAAGAGAAAGTGCAGAGCTTAGTGCAAGTGCTAATCTAAATGAATCAGGATTTGCAGGTAACTATGATGATCTTTCATCAAAAATCAATTCACTAATTGAATCAGTTAACACACAAAAAACTGAGTCGAATATAAACGAAGCAGCTAAGAAATTTGCAGCTCCGGCCGAAACACAAAAGGCAGAAGAAGTTCTTAACGAGTCTGAGAACACCAACAAAACAGGTCTTAAATTCATCGACGAAATTCCTGAAGAATATGCTCAGGTTTGGGAATCACTGAACGAAGGTCACAAGCAATCAATTATTGCTCAGTCAAACTTCTACAGATTGGATACACCTTACCAGATCAAAAATTTCTGGTCAACACGTCAACTTGGAGCTAAACCAGTTGGATTACAGAAACTTGAAGAGAACGAAAACATTTCAGAAAGCTCAAACACACAGGGTTATTCAAATGATTATATGAATCACATAGCTTCAATGTTAGAGCAGAAATTCACAAAAAGATAAAAACAAAAAAAATAACAAACAATCATGAAATTGATTAACGAACAAGAAATCTATAATACTTGGGCGCCTCTAATCGAGAGCAAGGCTGGTATTACAGATGAAAGCAAAAAAGGATGGTTGACTAAATATTGTCACTACCATTCATTAAATGAATCTGCTGGTGCTTACAACTCACTAGGTGTAGTAAACGGTATGGGTGCTGTACAAGCTCCTTTATTCCCAGGTGCTAGCTATGCTGGTGCTTTAACTGGTACTGCTTCTACAAGCGCTAACGCAAACTTCTACAACACTGGATATCAAGGTTCAGGCGATAAATTCCCTTCATTACTTCCTTTAGCTATTCAGGTAGCTGCGAAGACTGTTGGTTTTGATATCGTTCCTGTTATCCCAATGTCTGGTCCTACTGGTATCTTGTCTTACTTAGACTATGTATACGCTGGTGGTAAAATCTCTGGTGCTACTTCAGGTACTTCTGGTGCTGATCTAGCTGATGCTCCTACAATGATTAAATTCGGAGCTGGTTTAACTGGTTCTACTACTACACCAGTTGGTGGTGGTACTGCAGGATTTGGTAGCACAAACGTAGGTACACTTTACTACATCGGTGCTACTGGAACTGTTACAACAGGATCTGGCCACATCACTGCTAAGTTTGTAGGTCTTTCAAGAATCGATGGTAGCCCAATCTACCAAATCACAAACATCGGTGATGGTTGGAACGTTGCTTCTATCGTTGCTGCTGGTGCCCTTATCTCTACAAGCACTACAGTAAGTACAGCTAACGCAGTTGGTACTGTTACTACTACAGCTTCATTGGTTAAAGGTCTTGAAGATCATATCCAAGGTTTCTCTGGTGCTGGTTTTAACAATGATAAAGATTGGCAAGGACCATTCGTTGATGGTACTAAAACTTACAACCCAATGTTAAGAGCGGTTGGAGAGTCTACATACTACAATTCAATGGGTCTTTCTACCTTCACTAAATTCGTTGAAGCTGAAACTTTCCAAGTTGCTGCTTCTGTGACAACTGAGCAAATTCAAGATTTGAACAAACAATTCGGTATCGATGTTATTTCAATGATCGAAAACGCTCTTGTTAACGAGGTTTCTCAATCTATCAACAAGCACATCCTTTCTAGAGCATTTGCTTTAGGCTGGTCAAACCATCTTCAATTCTACAACGTTGAAAATCAAAACTTAAACCTTAACTTAAACATTAATGGTTCTGTAGGTACAACTTCAGCTTACGTAGGTAAGGATGACGTGGGTGCAACTATGCCAATTCCTCAAGGTCCAACTAGCACTAGCTTCGAGAACTTGTCAACTCTACAAAGAAGACTATTCTCAAGAATTCTTGCTGCTGCTAACGTGGTTGCTAACAGAGGTAGAAGAGGTCCTGCTAACTTCATCGTTACTAATGCTAACGTTGCAAGTGCTTTGCAAGATATTTCTCAATTCACTTTTGCTCCATTCTCTAACACCTTAACTCAAAACAACGGAACACTTTATCCAGTAGGTTCACTTGCTGGTATGACAGTATACGTTGACCAAAACATGGCTTTCAGTGATACTAGAATCTGTGTTGGTAGAAAAGGTGGTGACGACGAACCAGGTCTTAAGTTCATGCCTTACATGATGGCTGAGTCAATCCAGACTATCTCAGAAGGTACAATGTCTCCTAAAATCGCGGTTAAATCTAGATATGCTCTAGTAGAAGCTGGTTTCTTACCAGAAACTTTGTATCTTACATTCTATGTAAGTGTACCTGCTGGCGGTATCGCTTAATCGTAACGATTAATAATCTTAAAACCCCTGAAACTCAGGGGTTTTTTGTTGCTCCTTGCTAAGGATATAATTTGCTCCGAGGATATATACAAAGTAAAATAGAATAGTATAGCATGAAAAATCTACCAAGCTTTAATGAATTCAGAAAATATGATTCTCTTATGGAATCGGTAGATCCTGAATTGATTAACGAGTTTAAAAGTCTAGAACAAGCCGATCCTTACCACACGGTAAATGAGGGCCAATTTTTAAATGATGTAAAAAATACTCTTTCTAAGTTTTTCTTAGGAGCTTTTTCTAGAGTTGGAATGATTGACGAGGCTAGAAAAGTACTTGTTAATCTAGAAATAGATCTAATCGAGGCCAAGCATAAGTTTGAGAATGCTATGGACGATATGGACGCTCAGGTAAGAAAACTTAGTGGACCAGACGACAAAGAAAAGGCCATTGCTTTAAGAAGAGACATGGACTCTAAGATAAAAGAATACCAAACCTATGTTAAAACTCAGAAACTTAAAATTAAAAAAGCGGAAGAGTTTGTAGAAAAGGTGATAGACGGTAGCGAGAGAAGAAAAGAATATTATGAAGTTGGAAGATCTGAAGATGAAATAGCTCTAGCTGAACTCGAGTATAAATTAGCTAAGGATAAAGCTGACTCTTCAGAACTTAAAAAATATGAAGATAAGATAGCCCAAGCTAAGGAAGATGCAAAAGAAAAAGCAGAGAAGGTTGAGAACAAGCTAGAGGATGAAGCTAAAGAGGAAGGTGACGATAAAAAATTAGACACTTCTATAGATCCGGAGAAGGAGAAGAAAAAAATATCAGGCAGAAGGGGAAAGGATATCATACATAGAAAGAATTCTTTGGCAAAAGAAATAGCAGATCTTAAATCTGAATTGGAAAGAAAATTGAAATCTCTTCAGAGTAAATCAGAGAAGGGTAAGCTAACTGAGAAAGCAATTAAGTCTTATATGATAGAGCTTTTAGATCTTAGTTCTGCTTTAGATGCCAAAAAGAATCTTCTTAAAAATCTAAATGATTTAGGCCAATCAGAATCTGACATTTCAAGTAAGGTTAGAAAGGAAAGTGAATTTACACAATTGACTAATAAAATAAACCAAAGCATTACTGATGGTCAGGATGCTAATACCGGAACTAAAAAAGTTGTTTCTGACATATTCTCATCTGTTGCTAAAGGAGCAAAGGGAGAAATAAAGCCAGAGAAAATAAAAGATGCTATTAAAAAAATAAACAAATAAGAATGTCTTTACTTAAATTCCAAGAGTGGGAGCATCTCAACGAAGAGAATATATTTAGCAAAATCCAGAATTGGCTTAGCCGTAACTTTGGTGGAGCTCTAGAGAAGCTTGATGGATTGCTTGGTGCTTATAAAAAACTGGAGATGAGATTTGTTGATGAGTGGGAGGAGATAAAAGTGGATAATGACAAGTTAGAAATCCAGAGAGGACAAGTTAAAAACGATCCCGCTGAGTTAAAGAAGATAGACAGAATGCTTGAAAGAAATCAATCTTTAATATCTGCAGCAGCTAAGGTTCATGAGAAGAACACAGATGAGCTTTTTATGAAGGTTAAGAAATTAATAGAGAGCAATAAGAAGCTACAAACATATTGGGAGACTAATAAAGTAAAGATTGATGCAGAGATATCTGAGGATATGTATAAGATAGCTAAGAAGCTTACTGATTCAAAAGAGGCTGATGATTTATACAGCAAGTACAAGAAAACCGCTTTGGCTGCTAGAAAGAAGGATGAGGAGTTTAGAGAGCTATACGGAAATCTTATTGGCGATAGAGTTCCACCCCCACCTAAATCCACGCACGCAACGGTATCTTCGAAAGGACTTAGCGTTAAGTCTGTTGGTGGCATGGAGTCTAGCTTTGAATTGCTTTCAAGTGTCTCTTTATTGGAATTTGCAGATGCTGTTAAAGAATTTCCTAGCGATCAAGCTAAGAAGCTTGTATCGTATTTAACAAGTAAAAGAAACGATCTTTATGTTGCCATGGACATGGAAAGAGATCTTTTAAATACTGAAATAGAAAAAATGCCAAGAGATCATGAAACTCGTGATTATGCATCAGCAAAGATCAAAGAGATTAGAGAGAAGTATATGAACCAAATAAGAGATCTAAGATCTAAAATAACAGTTGCTAAGAAATATGCTTAAGTTTAAAGAATTTGTCCTTAATGAGGCTGCGCCAGGAAAGGGAACTCAACTTGAAACAATCAAATTGAATTTAGCCAAAAGCTTTGACGATATTAAGACAGCTAAGATGTCTAAAAAACCCGGGGATATAAACTCTGAGATTCTTAGCATTAATACTCAAGCAGCAATCTATACTAAGATATCAACTCTTTTGAAATCACTAGCTGTTGAGTTGAAAAAACCAGTAGCAGTGGACAAGACTAAACCACCAACTAACACTTTATACTAAAAAAGAGAATTAAATGAATATGAAGAATCCTTATCTTTACAATCCAGTAGCTAAATCGCTATTGGAACAGTATGAACAGAAAATTTTTGAAAACGAGAATGTTGATGGACTATTGGCTAAGATATCCGATAATGCCTTAAATATTTTCAAGGTATTAACTTTCGATCTTGCACCGAAAAGAGATAGAAATCCTGATGTCATCAGAGTTAAATTATCTCACATCTCAGATTCTCAGAGCGTTAAATCTCTAACTGCTAAACTTCTGGATTATGCGGATGATAATGACGTTTCTAATTCTAAATTTGCTGAAGTTAAAAGGCTGTATTTAGAAAGTCTTAAAAAATACTGTGAGGCTTTAAACAGAGCAGTCGAAATAGGAAAGGATAAAGAGCAGAACATTGTTAAGATCTTTAACATGGGTGCTATGAAAGCTCAGAGCACGATAGATTTTATAGCTAAAGAAGCAGATGCGGAGGATAAGAGAAAGAAAGAATCCCTTAATGAGTCATTTGCAATAAATGAGAACATATTTGAGGGATATAGAGGAAGAGTAAACGATTTGAGAAAAACGTTAACCAATCTTATAACATCAGCGGAGGGGAAAGATCAGAAAAGTGGATACGGCAGAAACTGGAAACAAGTTTTTATAGATCTAGATCAGAAAAGGCAAGCTTTAGATATCACTGAGAATGGAACAGCAAGAAAGAAGGATAAGGATGCTTTAGAAAAATTGGAGAAAGACGTTCATAAGTTTCAAGATGAATTCAACACTGCTTTAATTAATGCTTCTAATAAATCTATCCAACAGGTTGAGAGCGATGATGAGGTGAATACCAAATATCAAGATGTTACTGAATTAACGGATCAGGCCATAATATACCAAACTAAAGCTAAAACCCAATACCTTTTAGCAATGGAAGAAATCAGGGATGAGATCAAGGCTAAGGAGGATAACGTGAGCAAGGTTTTATTCCCGCTCAAAAGAGGAGACACAGACTCAGATCCTAAGATCAAAGGAACAGGACTTATTTTTGCTATCCAAACTGCAATGGCAAATGGCATAACTGCTTTTGGTAAATTGATTAAACAGAAGAAAGGGCCAAATGGCAAATTTGGACCTGCTACACAATCTGGCGTAATGGCAATCCAAAAGATCAGTGGAAATAAAAATGCTAACGGTGAAATAGATAAAAATCTTTTGCATGATATAATGATCTCAGATTGGGTTTCTGATAAAGACAGGAAAACAATACAGAAGGCTTTAGATACCATAAAGGATAAAATGAACGAAGGATTCGGTTCTGGAAATTACGTTTCTAGAATGAGTGAATTCGTTGGAGCTTTAAATGAAGATAAAATTGTAATTAATCAATCAGAATTCGAGAAGGAATTAAACACCCAATACAAAAGCATAGCGGGGGATAAAGAAAAATCTTCGGATGAGACAGTTGATCATAGCCACAAGAGCTCTAAAGACGTTCCATCTCTAGCAAAGAGATTAAGAACAGAGTATGGTCTAAAGGTAGAGGAAGACACTTTCCTTAAATCAGATGGAGCTCTTAAATCTGCTTACACTCACGAGTTCATTAAATCATGGGATAAAGCCATCGATGAAACAAATAAATCTGGAAAAAAAGAAGAGACGTCTTATTTTTATTCTAAAGGCGGACTTTATAATATTAATGTTGCATCCTCATCTTTAAGAACACCCTGTAACGCTCACGCTTGGATGGAGAGCAGAAAGATCAAATCATTCTCTGAAGAAGACACTTTAGATTTTATATCTAATTATCTAAAAGGATGGAAAACATTTGGTATGATTAGACCTGAATGGAGATACGAGGGGATAAAAGAATTGATGGGAAAAATAGAGAAGGATGGAGAGTATTCAAAAGAGCATAAGAATGCTTATGATTCTATGAGTTCAGCAATTAAAAATAAATCAGTTCCTTTTATAGATTACAGTGATCTTAAAGGTCCAATAGCTATGGCATTTAAGATGGTCTCACAAGCTAATGAGAAAGATCCAGATCTCACTATGGGAGATGCTATTGCTATTAATAACTTTTTTGTTATAATAGCTAATGCAATTAGTTGCACAGATGAGGGTAAGTTTATAAGCTGTATTAAATGGATCCATGATAATGCTTTAGGTGAAAAGTCATCAAGAGGGTTTAAGTTTAGAAGCGGATGGCTTGAGGATATTACAGGTAAATCATCAGGGGAAGGCTCGATCCTCACTTTTGAAAGTAGCAGAATTCCGATTAAGGAAGCTTCTAAAATACAGAGAGTCGATCTTGAATCAATTGATGCGGAGAGAATGTCTAAAGAACTTTCTGCATACGCTCAGATAGTAAAAGATCTTCAGAAAGAAGATCCATCTAATAAAGCAATTGCACTTTTTGGCAAAAATCTTTATCACATTTTATCCGACATTTATCCAAGTATAAGCTCGCATGTTCAAAGAATGAACGCTAAAACATTTAGTGACGTTCCTCAGAAACCACCTTTCTTATGCGTTGATATGGACGGTAAATAATAAATAATTAGTAAAAATTTAAGGGAGGCTTTGTCCTCCCTTTTTTATTAATTGCCGAAATTTTGATGTACTTTTGGGATATAACCTAATAAATGTATTATGGTCTATATTTTCGAAGGTGCTAGAAATTCAGGAAAGACCTATCTTTCTAACCACATTTCTTCTAAATTTAATACCCCAAGATTTCAGTTTGATTTTGGAAATCATTTCAATCTTTTAGGTCTGGAAAGCAAGGGCAATAGGGAAGCACATTCATTCTCTATGGGTAAAGAGCTCATGCTAATGCAGCTTAGTAAGGATCTTTCTAAAAGTTTAGATCACTTTATACACGATAGAGGTATCCTAACCGTTTTAGCTTGGGGTCTTTCCGAGAATAGAATATCTAAAAATGATGTGATTGAACAAATAGACTACATAAAATCCAAAAGACTTTTGGATAATTGCATAATCATTTATATTGAAGGGCACAACCCAGATCAATCTGATAGAAACAAGGATCAATGGGATTATGCAGATCGAAGCAACTCTGAAAAAGAAGCTTTTGATTTCGTGATCTCTAAATTCAAAGAAGCTGGGTTGAATAAGGTTTATGCGTTCGAGAATGGATTTAACGAATCGTCTTTATCTAATATTGAAACACTTTTTGAACATATACTTTTTATATAATGTGCGGAATACTACTTACAACTAGGGCCAATGAAATGCCCGAGCTACTTGACTCTATAAAGCATAGAGGAATTGAAATGACCAAAGTTGACCTGGATAATGGAGTTACTCTTTGTCACCATAGGCTTCCTATTCAAACATTGGATGGTGATGAATGGGCTCAACCTCTAGAGGTTTCACTCGGGGTGTACATGATGTTTAATGGTGAGATCTTTAATTACGATCAAACCCAATTCTCATCTGATACAGAATATCTCTTTGATCTTTTTTCCAAATGCAAGAGTGTCAATCTTGAATTGTTTTCGGCCCTATATACTCCCCACATACAAACATGGGATGGATTTTGGGCAATAGTTCTATATGATTCCAATACTGGATCTGTTATTGCCTTTACCGATCCATTGGGTAAGAAGTGTTTATATAAAAATGAGCTTGGAGAACTTTGCTCCGAGATTAAAGGTCTAGTAACAGGCCAGAGCGAGTTTGATCAGACTTATATTAGCTCCGTTAGAAAATGGGGGTATAATACAGATGATAGAACACCCTACGTTAACGTTAAGAGATTACTCCCGAATAACATATATTCTTACAATATGGGATCACCCCTATTCAATCAGGTATTCCCCAAATATTATAGAACTTGGGAATCCCCCATTAGAGAGCTAATAGGAGCTGATTACGAGGCTCATATGGAATGGCTTTGGGATAAAATGTTTGAGAGTGTAAAGCTTCGCCTTGTGTCTAAAAACTATCCAATATCGCTTTTAATCTCAGGTGGACTTGATTCATCTATTATAGCTGCAATTCTAAAGCAAAGTAACTCAAAAGTGACCTGGTTTAGTATAGAAAACGGGGAGGCAGAATATGTTAAGACCCTTGGCGAACATCTAGGAATCGTTCCCAATTTTCTTGAGTATAATATGGATCCAAGCAAGCTCTCTGAAATATATGCAGACTGGAACGAGGGACCTATAGATTTAGGCTCAGTTGTACCGCAGTATCATCTTTTTGAGGCTGTTAAAAATAACAGCGGATATCGCATAGTCCTAAGCGGTGATGGCTCTGATGAACTTTTCGGGGGATATTCAAGGATTCATGAGTATGACTCCCAACAATCTGATGTTTTTGAGGAACTAACTTTCTACCATTTACCTCGTCTGGATAAGATGTCGATGGCACACACTTTAGAACTAAGAAATCCTTTCCTAAATCTAGATATTGTTAGATTTGCTCTTCATCTCCCGATAGAGTGGAGAACTGATAAAAAGATTCTCAAGGACACTTTTGGTCCACTTCTTCCTGATAGCATAGTTAACCGTAAGAAAGAAGCCTTAAAAAACCCAGAAATCAAGGAGGATAAGCTCAAATATCGTCAAAAAGCTGTGGATTTATTCCTCAGCTCATTCCAGCAAAATTAAGAATAATCGGAAAGACTACGATATATAGATAAAAAAGTAGAGGACATGTCTAAGATTAAAAAACTTGAAGAATTCCAACTGAATGAGGATTTCAGCTTATCAAATATAGGCAACAGTCTTATGGGCTTAGTAGGAAAGGTTATTCCTGTTCTAGGCGGTGGATTTGTTAAAACCATTAAACAAAAGATAACTGCTATCATACTAGAAAAAGTTGGTATCAAAGAGAAATCAACCCTTTCTGTGCTTGTTCAAGAATTTGTAGATCAAATTCCTCCATCGGATCTCCCTGGAATACTAACAGGTGAAAAAGCAAATGCTGAATATCTAGCCCCTAAAATGGCTGCTTTCCTACAGGAGTTTATCCAAAGGAAAGGCCTTGATAGTTTGGCTGAGCAGATGGGAATAGAAACCACTGGCTGGCTTTACTCAACAATAAGAGAATCTATACAGGGTGAAATTGGTAAGGAAAAATTAACTAAACTTTTCTTAAATCTTTTTGGCTCTATGCCGCATGTCGGTGGAACTGCAATAAACAGTTTAGATCCTGCGGATAAAAGCAAATTTGAAGACGCTTTGAATCAAAGACTTACCACCTCACAAACTGTAGCACCGACATCTAGTGCTTCTCCAAGTACTGGAAATACTACGCAAAGTCCATTCTCTAGCTTCTTTAGTGGTTTGCTTACCGGTGCTAAAGGTGATCAAAACCAATAAAATTAAAATCATTCTAATATGAATTTACAAAACGTATCACAGAGGGAAGTTTTAGCATTTGACCAATTTCTAAAAAAGGTTCATGATAATAACTATAAACCATTAGCCCCTTCAAATCAGTCTCAGGGTGGATTGGAAAAATCAGGTCTCTCCCCTATTAAAAGAGAGCCTGCATACGATCACGTTGGATATGCTGATGCCTATTTTGCAGGAACATCTAAGATAAATGTTCCAGGTGTGAGAGTTAATTTTGACGGAAAACAAGGTATGGCAGACTCTTCCAGTTTTGGAACTACCACCATGACCCAAACTTCTGAATCTGTTGAATCCCCTAAAGGATTAAAGAGACTATGCGATTTTTAAAATATTTTAAATCTAAATAGAAAAGGTCCAATAGGACCTTTTTTTATTGTATAAGAACTCTATCTGTCCAAGTTCTCTCTCGTATAAAAATTATTGCTACATACTTAATCCCTGATATAACTGGCATTCCCTCGTGTATACTTGTGTGATCTAGCATTCCACTTTCTGTCATATTATCCCATGTTACTAGTTTTCCTCTCTCCGGTTCTACTCTAATCCCCAGCTGTGGAAAATCTGTTTCCCCACCTTCGAAATCGTCATTTAAGTAAACTAGGGTTGACATCCTTCTGTTACCGCCCTTTGATAGTTGCTCCTGCGTGTACGATTGCCCTTCATGGAAGAAGTCGTGATGCGGTTTGTATCTTCCCCCTACTGGGTATCTAACTATGGTCAAATCCTCCATGTTAGTGATGGGAGTCTTTGTTAATTCAGAAATTGCATTAACTATTTTCTTTACTGTGCCGTGGGCCTCATCTAGCCTAATAAAAGCATTTTCTGCTATTCTATAATCTGAGTCTCCATCGCCAAGTGTTGTTGCTATTTGATATTTCGGATCTGCCAGATCTATTAACTCTTGACAATCCTCAGGGGTCAAAACGTCACGATATTGATTTACCATTTGCTAAATTTTAGGGTGATTGCAATTTATTTATCTCTTCTATAAATCTCTCTTTAGAAAGTTTATAAATCTCTGATTCCTCATCAAAATTCTCATATATCTCAATAACATAGAGACTAGGAAAATGCCCACTATTGGGATTGAACTCTTCTAGAATCTCGTGGTATATGTACTCGTAGCTAAGAGAAAAGAATGGATTTTTTAGATGTATTTTTTTCATCATAATCATCTCTTTTGACTTCTCTCCTGTTTTTATTTTAATGTTTGCTTTGAAGAAGTAGTTCAATAGCTTATCCGTAATCATGTTCCTTATTATTAAAATACCTGATCCTTCTTCTTTACTGTGTGATTCGAATTTTGATTGAATTTTAAAGATCTTTATTTTAGACTCTTCCTCTTTTAGCATCTCTAGACATATCTCGGAGTATCCATACAGTGTTTCTAGAGATTGCTCAACGATGGCATCCAGTGAATCTTTCTCCTCTTTAGTTATTCTTTTAGCGCTAAACTTCTCAAAAAATGACTTTTCACTTTTTGTTAGGTATTGGTATATTGGATCCCACTTAGTCATACCATTTTCTTTATAGAGATTCAGTGATTTTACCAGTCTTGATATGTCCTTAAGGATTGAGAAGCAGGTGTCAGAGTTTAGTCCCTTGCTAGCACTTTTTAAATAGTCTAATAAAATGTACTCCTTTTGCTCCGAATCTAGGGGATCTTTTAGAAACCACAGGGGGCTCAATTTCTTTTTCATTGCCCAAATTTTATATAATCTATATATTTTAACTCGTTGGATAAGGGATATATACAAGAAAAAGAACTCAGAATGCCAAGAATTTACGACTATAGCTCATTTTCCTCATCAAATACTGGATCTAGTAGAGGCGAATATTCATTCGGTCTTCCTTTGAAATATGTTGATATCGACATTTACAATAGACCTGAGGAATATGCAAATATAGAGGATGCTAAGGTTTTTATAGAATACTCTGTTAGTCTTGATGTTGAAAAAGATGGTATATCTGGAGTAAATTTCTTAGTGAATAGTGTGGAAGTTGAATTCTCTGTGGATGATTATCCAAATCCAGTTAAGCAATTTGATATCGACCTAATTCCTGGCAAAACTATAGATATAGGTCAGATGAAATCTGATGTTGGCGAAAATCCAATTCCGACAAATCCAACGGGGATAAAGATAAACATGAACATGTCAACTGACCCCAAGAAATTTGATGTCATCGTTTCATTCGGTTCCTAATATTTAATATTAAAATGTCAATACTAAACTTTTCCGATTTTTCCAGAATAAATGAGTCAGAGGACCATTACAATATCCCTGGGGTTATTTCCACTGATGAGGGTGGATACGAATTTCATGTTTGTGATTCAACGTCCGGTGGTGCTGACGATGATAAGATAGTTGTATCTAAGATTAATGGAAATTCAATCTGTCTTACGTATTTAAAAGACGATGGTGAAGATGCGGATTCTTTATGGATCCCTTTAGATGCAATGGATATACAGAAAGATTCGGATAATAAGATAACTAAAATTGTTTTAAGCCCTTATAATCGTTGGTTCTCAGATCCTTCTAATTCTGTAAAGGTAGATGACTTTATTGAGTCATTTGCAGATAGCATAGAAACCACTAAAATGAGACAAGATCCTTCTATGGGTGATTTTGCCAAAGATGATGTTGAAATGGTTTTAGATATTCTAGATCTTCCCCTGAAGGTGGCTGAATTTTCTAAAACCGATGATAATACTTGGGAAGCTGTTTTAGATAATGGATCTTTAATAGAAATAAAGAAGAGAAGCAAGGATGATCTAATGGGATCTTTTAAAATCTACACTAATAAATCTGATTACCTTCCATCTATTTTTATAAAGAATAATTCAGGTAAAAAATCAACAACCTTTAATTTGGGTGATGCGGAAATCCCTGAGATGGAGGAGGAGATAGGATTTTCAGATTTAAAGAACGGTTCACCATATCATAAATATCTTATCAAGAAGTGCTTCGGCATAGGTTCTGAAGGGGATAAAGACAACTTGGTTAATTACTTTAAAGATGTTGTAGGTACACACAGTAATGACTATAAAAATTCAGAAGACGCTAATATCAAAAAATCAGGCGAACAAAAATCTGAATACATTAAAAGAATGGCTAAGGTTCTCACCACATTTTTGCCATTTAATGATGTCCAGGAGATGTCAAGGGTTGAATTAAAGTAGGCATCCGAAACAATTCCGTATAATTTTTTCTACAATCCATAATGGAGATGCACAAAGATTTTTGTTTGGAGGTGGGTAGTTCTATCATAATTAAGAAGAATAGTGGTAATAAGTGCATGGAGTTTTCTAGACACACTGATCCGGTTTTAGATAACATAGTGGAAATGTGGACCTATGACATAAAGAAGGGTAAATCGGGAAAGCCTACATGGTTAATATTAAAAGATCTTCCAGTTTTCTTGAATTCATATTTAGCTTATGGTGAATATACAATAGTTGAACCTGGAACAAAACCTATTAAAAAGAGTAAAAAATAAATAGAATGGGGAATTTACTAAAGTCCCTATTTGGGACAAAAAAAGATAAAAAAATGACATCCAACGAACAATCCACTCAAGATCTTCATAGTAAATACTCAAATCTAGATTTCCAGTGGATTAAAGGGGAAAATCTATCTGCAAATGAAGTCTTTAAAGGGGTAAGCACAAATGGTGATTTTACTTTTATAGAGTTTCAAAGTGGAAGAAGAATTAATATAGATTTGCTTGATGAATACATGGTGAGTTTTCCAGCTCTACCTCCGGAGCAGCCTAAGAATCTTCCCGCTCCCAATAAGGAAATCCCAGTATCTAAACCAGACTCTTCAGTAACTGATATAGTTTATGAAGATGCTAAATCCCCACAAAATGACTCTCCGATATATAAGTTACTAAAGAAGCAGAAAAAGAACATGGTAGAGGTTTCAATTAAGATAAAATTGAATCTTCCTCCGAAGGATCTTTATAGTGTTCTCCTGAGTTCTTTTGAAGATGCGGAAAGGGAAATAACTGAGTTTGTGTTAGACGGTGTTGATATAGAAAATATTAAAAATTCTTTGGCTGAGTCTGTGAAAAAATCATATTATACAGATTCACCAAAGCCTTCCTCCGATAAAACTTCTTCTAAGAAAATTAATAAAATAGAAACCCCTTAAGATGAGCGAAAAAGATAAAGTAGTATCTTCAAACCAATGGTTTGATGTAATTGAAAGAAATGGTATTATTGGGGTTAAACCAAATTCTGATTCTGTTATTATACTTCCTTTTATATGTGACGATCAGGGATTACCCTTAATGATTGGTGTCCTAAAGGAGAGGAATCAATTCAGAGAAGGCGGATATTCGCTAAGTCTTATATCAGGAACTTGCGAAGATACAGATTCGAGTTTTTTAGAAACCGCCAAGAGAGAATTAAAGGAGGAATCAGGATTTACTGTTGATGATAATGACAAATGGTTCTTTTTAGGAACAGTAACAGCTTCTAAGTTTGTTGATAATGAACACCCCTGTTTTGCAGTTAATGTAACAGGAATAGAGAAAGGAGAAGCAACAACAGACGGATCTGAGCATGAAAGACTTTCACAGTTTATGTTCATTCCAGCAAATGATGTAGTTAAATCTAAAGATGTTTTTATCCCGGCTTTATTTTTAAAGCTTTTTAAATATGTTGTTGGAATGGATCTCTATAATAGAGAGGATTCTGTTTTTGGCAAACCCAAGGGATTTACTAGTGAAATTTAAAATTGAAATATAATGGCTAGAAATTCTATGACGAAGAAGGAAGAGGCTAAGATGTTAAATGATCTAGGTCTTCCTACAGATTTTCTTAAAAAACAAGGCGACTTAGACTCTAGAATTGAACAGGGTAAAAATAAGCACAGAACTTTTGTGCAGGAAATGAAAAATCAAGAAATCAAGGCAAAGCTATCAAAAAATCCTTTCTCTGTTGATAGACCAGAGATTTTTTTCTACCGAGGTCAAGAAAATTCTGAATATTCAAACCTTAGCTCCCTACTTATGAATAGGAAATGGGAGGACGATGAAAACGACATGTAAACCTGAAATGGGAAAAAATACCATTGCTAATATCTATATCTCCAAATACTCCCCCAAGGAGGCTAAAAAGAGGTCCTGTCTGGACTGTGATTTTTATATTGTAGACATCTCCAAAATTATAAGAGATCTGGGCTATGAAATAGACGATCTGACCAGTGAATCTGAGTTTATCCTTAATTACACCATTCGCAAGAAAATTATACATGGAATATATAGTACGAAGTGTGATAGCATACTCGTTTGCTATAGAAATGCAACCCCGGAATTTGTTGAAAATTTGGACAATTTCCTAGGAGAACTTTCCGGATCTGTCGAGTACACTATCCACGAATTGTAAAAATTAGGATAGTTTAATGCCAGGATTTGATAGACCCTCTACGGGATTACTCCAGGAAGCTTTATTTCAGAGTAACGCAAATAGTATAGTTTCTAGATATAGCAATCTCGGGGCCAATAACCCAAACAAAGGTCCTACTGCTAGGTCCCTCTTCTATGAGGCTGCTAAGAGAATTCCTAGCAAATATGGGCAGTTTCTATTTTACTCTTTAGGCAGTTATCAGAATGATTTTATAGACGCATACTACCGTTCAGAATCTAGAGATTATAACCTCGCTGTTTCATCTTTGGCTTCTAAGAACCCATCTGCCGGATTTTTAGTAAGGGAAACACTGAATAATGAGATGGCTTCATCCAATGGTATTCTTGGTGGAATTCAGGCTTCATATACTGGTAATATAGTTGGTGGTCTCTCCGCTCCGTACTATTGGAAAGATTTTTTATATTGTAAATATTACGGAACAATTCCTAATAACTATATGATTACTCTAAGGAGATTTCCAACACCTGTTTTAGATAACCTTAGCGTGCCTTCAGCTATTACAAGCTCAGAGTCTTACCATAAAGAGGGTGTTGGACGTCCTGTTGCCCAAGCAGTAACGTGGTACGGTGGTAACACATCAAATACCTTAAATACTCTCTTAACTTTTACAACCGGAATAGAGTGGGAATCTAAACCTCAAGATATAACCAAAACCCAACAGGCTTTCTCGCAAGGATTCTTCCAGGATGGTCCTATTAGTTTTTTAACACGAGCATTAGGCGCAGGATCCAATGGAACCGCTGATGGTGTGCTTGCACTCATAGATGGTACTGCAAATGCATCGGACGTTAGATCTGCAAATACAAATGCAATTAGAGCCGCCAAACTTAGAGATAGAGCTAAAGATCCAAATGGTCTTGGATTGCTGAGCGAGTACATTTGGGTGCCTGTTGATTTTGTTAAGAGTACACAGATAAGAGCACCGGGCTTGAGTTTCACTTGGTCTGACCTTAGTGTTGTTTTTGAATATGAGCTTTCTTCTGTTGGTGAAGTGAATACCAAAGCTGCTATGCTAGATATATTAGGTAATCTTTTATCAATAGGAACAAACTATGGCAATTTCCTAACCCCTGATATCAGATATGACTCCAGATTTCCACCCATTGGATTTCCCGGAGGCGACTCTGGACTTGAGATGTACTACAAAGATCCTCTAGGATGGATTATACAATACGCCGATGAAATCTCTGGAATTGCGAATTTTTCCGACGGAAAGGGAAGTAGCGGGGATAGTGGAGAATCGACAAGTACACTAGAATCAGTAAGAGCTAAATTAGCACAGCTTCTTAATGGAGGTGGATCCACTTCAGCTGACCTTATTAAAATGGCTAAAGATTTGGGAAAGGAACTCGGAGCAGCTGGAGGAAGGCTTTTCAGGCAAGCTGTAACCGCGGAGTTTATTGAAAAATTTCAAGCCCCCATATCTTTGCTAACAGGAGCTCCTGTAGGCGAGTGGCATCTTACCATAGGAAATCCATGTAATCCTATAGCTATGATAGGAAATCTAGTTTGCACAGGGGTGAGCATATCTTTTTCTGAAAAATTAGGACCTGATGATTTTCCCACCGGTATAAAAGCAACTTTCACTCTAAGACACGGAAGAGAAAGAGAAAGAGGTGAGATTGAAAGTATATTTAATAGGGGTGATGGAAGATTGTATCAATCTTCTCTTTCAACTTCTGCATCTTCTCAGTCATTTGCTTCTACTGCAGATATCAACGGTCAGATATTAAGCGAGAATACCCCGACTAATTTCAATAACCAATCAGTCTGGACAAATGATATAGGAGCCCAAATACCAAGATAATTTAAACAAATGGCACTACTAATAGACACAATATCGAAAAATAAATCAGTCTTCAATCCATCGCCGGATTTGAATTCATCAAGATATGGAATATGGGATTTAACAAAGGCTTCAGTCTCTTTTAATGGTGTTGATCCACAGATTAGTAGTTTTGCTATAGTTCCTGATTATTTTGCAATGAGACCTGATTTGGTGGCAACTCTTAAAATGGGTGATCAAAATAGAATGGGTGGTCTTTTAAAGTTCAACGGAATAAGCAATCCTTTTGCTGTGGCTCCTGGACAGATCTTAGCCATTCCCACTAATCAAACGATTGATGAGATTTTTAGAGCTAAGAAAATAGATGAGCAGAAAGCTCCTGCCTCTAATACTAACACAAATCCTCTTCAGGCTTTCAAGAAAAATCAAGAGCAGAAGAAGTTTCAGGTTAGTCCTGGTAGAAAAAAATTCTTAGAGGACAAGATTAAAAACAAACCTGATTTAAGTTTGCCTCCTAACGTAGCACAGCCGAACGATAAACCCGTTCTCAAGAAAGAAGGATTTATTGTCTTTGCTCCTAACTCAGGTGGTGGAGGATTTAATGTACCAATTCAATAATCTGATCTATGGCAATTGATAAAATACAAATAGTTTCTTCTGCTTTAAATAACATTAAACTTGATGAACTAGTTCAGGTTGATAGAGCTAATGGTTCTTCTGATGTTGAAACACTTAGGGATAAGGGGGAAACGAGTGAAAAATCTACTGGTCTTTACGTTCCTTTTATTGTTGTAAATGGCTATAATATTACTAAATATTTAACTAAATTTTATTTAGACCTTAGTGGGTTTCTTCCCACCGTTAGATTTTCTTTTATAGCGGCAGAGAGTGTTTTCATTTCTGTTAACTACCCAAAAGATGGCGATATAGTTTCTGTTTATCTTAGAGCACCTGGTGATTTTTACAAACCATTCCGAATGGATTTTAATGTACTTAGCGTAGCTAGTGAGCCAACCAGTAGATACGCAGAAGGAGGTGTAGATCATAAAGCTAAAGGAATTAATTTAAGATTCACGATAACTGGGGAATGTAGAATTCCTGGTCTATATACGCAAAGGATTAAATCATTCAGCAACCTGTCCTCGAATGATTGCTTGCTGGAGGTTTCACAAGATCTCAATTTAGGATTTGCCTCTAACGAAAAGACAACAGATGATAAAATGACATGGATTTGTCCATCTTACTCCTATTATGACTTTATTCAGGAAGTTGCTATCAGAGCTTATAAGGATGATCATTCAAGCTTCTTCGATTGCTGGATAGATTCATATTACACTTTAAATTTTGTGAATCTGGGTAACCAATTTTCATATACCAAATCACCTGATCAGAAGGCGGTCTTCCTTCCTGGAAACAGCCAAGCAGGTCTTAGCGTTAGTAATGCGATACCAGGAACACCCGACACCGACCCTGTAGAAATGTCACTATTGATAACAAATCTAACTGGATATGGTACAGTACCATATTTTCCAATCGGATATACTCTAACATCAAGAGCGGGGAATAACACTAATAGGATGGGGTACGTTAACGAGATTGGATTTTACGATGAAACATCAGATAAAAAAGATCCATCCCAAAAATATGTAAAGTATGACGTAGAGACTCAAACTCCTGAAAGTGTTTCAACAGGTATGATACTTCAGAAAGGAAGAGCTAGAGAAAACAACTACAAGGACGAGAAGAGAATAGAATGGCACGGAGTTTTAAACACGAGAACATCGGATACCTCCGGGGGAGTTCACGAAAACTTTCTTCATGCTAAAGTTCAAAATCTAATCAATGTAAATGATGTTACTAAGATGACCCTAGAAGTTGAGCTTATGAATTATTTTCCTGGGATCTATAGAGGACAAGTTCTTCCTGTCCAACTCTATGCTTTTGATAACGATGTGAGAGCTCAGAATGTTGGAGCTCAGGGAAACAAGCAGACCAACACTAGCGGACAGCCAACGCTTGATGTTTTTCTTTCTGGAAATTACGTGGTAATGGGAATGAGCGTTTATTGGAGCTATGGAGGAGTAATGAGGCAGAGTTTAACTCTCGCTAAAAGAGAATGGACCGCTAATTCATCCGGATCTCTTCCGAAAGCTTTCCCCGTTTCTTTAACCAAGGGGATATTCTAAAAGAGATAAATATAATAAATTTTTAAATGGGATTAGGAGCAACAGATCAGCAAAGGAGTCTCTTCCTAAAGGGATTTAAACTTTCCAAACAAGGAAACTTCGAGGATCCAACTTATCTTGGGTTTAAGGTTGTTTTTGATTTTGGAACTCTCCCACTTGGTACTGAGGATGGATTACCCCCTAGCCCTCTTTTAAAGCAACAGAATTACGCCTCCGATACCGGATTTAACACTTTAGTTGGTACCAATCCATTCGGACAGGCCCAGTATGATTACAAGAAGCCAAATCCTGACGGTCCTGTTGCTTTCTACTCTGCAGCCGGGTATTTAAGGGAAAGAGAAGCACAATATGCTCTAGGCGGAAAAAGAGCAGATATGCTTCTTCAATTTCAAAACACCCTTAAAGATGTAGTGAACAATTCCCCTTGGTTTTTTCAATCAATTACCGGACTTGACGCTCTGTCAAAAGTTGCAAGAGGCGATTATCCTGATACTTCAGACTCAACTTTCAGTCCACAGAGAACACAGGGAAAGGTTTTAGAGTTTAAAACACTTGAAGCTCTGAATCTGAGAATGACAGCTTTAGCAACTTTGTACAACCAGGCAACTTTTGATTATGATAACATGCGTGAACTTGTTCCTAGGAATTTAAGAAGATTCACAATGTATATTTTTGTTTCGGAGATCAGAAATTTCTTTAAAACATCGAGACTTGTTGGTGCATCAACTGCTTTACAAACAATAGATAACCTATCAGCAATGTTAGGCTCTGGAAATAATCCAGGATCTAATATAGGGGTAGCATCAACTGTGGCTGGTGAACAGAATAAGGAATATAGTTCTGAAAGTTCAAACACAAATCCTGCGAGTGGATTTAACTCATTTGTTGGGAATGTTCTAAACCAATCCGGATTGGATAACGATTTCTCTCTTTTAAGAAATCAGCAAGATCAATCTGGTATTAAACCTGTTATAGTATTCGAATGTAAAAATTGTGAATTTGATTTTTCAGACAGCACACCAATTCAAAACACAATCTCCCAGGGTTCCGAAACCCCTTCCATAACAACACAAGGATTTAAGATCCATGTTGGCAAGGTGAGAATGAGGTCTCAGTTTCCTAATATCAGACAGGACGGTAAACCACTAATACTTGCAGATAGTTGGGATGGAGCAAGATCCTCTGTTCAGGCTAATCCCAGAAGTACTGATGATATATTATCGATTGGTGGGGAACTTCTAACAAACTTTATCAGCAACTCTTTAAATGATCTGATCAACGAGGGTGTATCAAATCTTACCAATAATATAAAAGGAATAGATCAAGCTATTTTGGGTAATGCTTATAGCTTTAATCCAAGTCAGGTTCTAAGTAATCTCTCATATAATAGCGCTCAGAGTTTTCTGGATGGTCTAGGTAATGTGAATATAAGCGCAGGTAAAGCAAATCTACCTAATCCGCAAACCGCTGGATTAGGAGGACCTCCTCAGAGAGTTTATACACAGCCTAAGGGAGACGCTTATGTTAAAGTTCCAGGTAGCGATCTCGGTGTTCCTCAAAGGGTTTATCCTGCACCGAGTGGAGATGCTTATGCGGAAGTTCCAGGAACTGATCTTGGTGTTCCTCAGAGGGTTTATAATGCTCCTAATGGGGATGCCTATGATCAAGTTCCAGGAGCAGATCTTGGTGTTCCTCAGAGAGTTTACGCTCAGCCAAACGGTGACGCATACGCGGATGTTCCGGGAGCAGATCTTGGCGTTCCCCAGAGGGTTTATCCAGCTCCAACTGGAGATGAGTACGCACAAGTTCCAGGTAGTGATTTAGGTGTTCCCCAAAGAGTTTATCCTGGTATAGCTGATGATGTTTATGCTAAAGTACCTGGCGAAGATTTGGGTGTTCCTCAAAGAGTTTATCCTGGGATAGCTGATGATGTTTACAATAAAGTTCCAGGTGAGGATCTAGGAGTACCGCAAAGAGCTTATAAAGGAGTGAAGGATGATGTTTACAAGAAAGTTCCAGGCGAAGATTTAGGAGTGCCTGAAAGAAAATATCCTCCGAGTCAGGGAAAGGTCTACTCTGAAAAGGATCTTAAGTCACATCCAGCAGCAGAGAATTTTCAAAAGGTTTACCCCGAACATCAATCAGCAGATGGAATGAAGCTTGATTCCAAAAGTGTTTATCCAGAATCTCAGAAAGTCAATGTCAACGGAGAGGTTAGAGATTCGTCTAATGCGTTCTCTCAAAAGCCAACCCCCGTTTATCCGGTGGACCTTTTGAGTCAAAGTAAATCTAGAGGTGATATTGGGAAAGTTTATCCAACAACTAATGGTGATTTTATTGTGGAAAAACCTCTAAATCTTGGAAATCTGAAGCCTCCAGATAAGTATAATATAAGTGTAGGAGGATTTAATACACCTCAATCTAATTTTAAATAACCATGCCAAGTGAAAAAACGTACCTTGGTAAAGTGGTAGATAATAAAGATCCCCTTTATCAAGGAAGAGCAAAAATAGAAGTGTTTGGAGTTTTAGATAAAATTCCGGTTGAAGATCTTCCATGGGCCGAACAAATATCAGGTCTTTCTTTTGGTGGAACATTTGGAAGTGGAAACCTTTCCATTCCCAGAATAGGTACTGTTGTGGGGGTTCATTTCGAGGAGAGCAATTACTATAAGATGAACTTCCAATCCATCAAAGAGATATCTGAGGACTTGCTTAAGGAGCTCAAGGAGGAGAATTCGTACGAAGGCACACAAGCTTTAATCTATGACTCTGAAGCTCAGCCAGGCACGCTTAAAATGATCTATACGAGGAAAAATGGACTTGTATTCCAGCTTGGTGATGCTACTATACAATTAGACACACAGAATGGAGGAACTGACAAGGAGAAGCTCAGGGTTAAGATAAAAATGAATGATGATGAGTTCAGGATGGAGAAGAGCGGGGGAAAACAAAAGGTTATTATAAAATCTCAAAATATAGAGTTAGGTGAAGGTGCAGTTGAAAAAGTAATATTTGGAAATAAATTTTTACAACTGTATAATCAACATACACATCCGACAGGAGTTGGTCCTTCTGGTGTCCCAGTTGTTCCGATGGTTGATCAACAGCACTTAAGTCAAGTATCTAAAACTAAATAACTATGCCAGCGAAGTGGGACAATTTCATAGATGCTGTTGCAACCAAACTTGCTAGCCAGACAATAAAGAGCAATCAGGAGCTAGCAGATCTTATAGCGGATCAATACTATCTTGCAACTGTGGGGAAGGCACAGAATCCCTTCGGTGATTTCCACCAGGCGGGAAATAAACAAAAAATATCTCAGGCTTTTAAGGAAGGATTTGATAAACTTTTTAATGGACCACATCCAACATTCTCTGAAAAGGAGACGAATCCTTTATTTAGAGATCTTACCGGGGATCTTCCTTCAGCTCCAGCTAGCGACTATGACACGGTAGCTGAATTTCTTAAGTGGGCGAATAAGAATTCTAGCACAACCCCAAATTACACTTACTTTCAGCTATTCGAGGATTATAAGAACTATCCGAAAAACATGAAAGATGCTATCCCCTTTTTAGCTAAGAGACTCCTTTTCATGCATGAGAACACGGAGCAATTTAGGGATTGGACAGAATCTTTAGCATATGGGCCATATTCAGGTATAGGAAAAAAAGTTTATGATCTTTATTATAATGAAGTTACCTACGGTAATCCTATACCAAAAAATGGAGCTTATGTTAGAGGGGTCGCTTTGCATAACAATGCTAATCCTGGATTAAACTCAAGGAATTCAACTTATGCAGATCGCGGGGATTATAACTATTCTTTTGGTAGAGTTTCGGCTGATTCTATAAACCTAGATTCTAAGTACACCTCATGGGACTATAGAGCTAAACCTGAAACCATAGAGGGCAGACTTATTATTAAAAACTATAATAAGTCATCTGCTGAGTATTATAAACCACAATATGGTTGGTTCGGAAAGCAGCTTCCATATGACCCTAAGACATATGATCCCAAATATGATCAATATTATTATTTCATTCAGTATGTTCAGAATGGCGCCAGAGTAAATAGGGA